CCAGCATCCCATCCTTCGGTAGCAGTTCTTCCGCCGCCTGTAGGATGACCTCGAACGAGTATCTGTGTCCGTGGAGATGGCGGCATTTCCCGTTATGCCTCTGAAGCCTATGCGCCGTCTCCGTGGTCATCACCTTGCAGATTTCAATCAGTCCCATCGGGAGCCTCCGTTTCCACCACGATGACAGGCTCAGGAGAAAGCACCTCTAGAGTGCCAGTCTGGAGCATGCTGGCCACCTTGGTGCTGTCAGCCTCATCTAGAGTGGTGCCGCTCTTGCTGAAGTCTACACCGCTGACGTGGTAGTACTTGCCCTCGCCAACGTCGTCAGGACCAGCGTCCTTCAGGAAGACGATCTTCTGCTCCCCGCGAGCATTGGTCCACATCCCTACCTCATTCCTGATTAGGGGGCGAAGAGGCTTGGGTCTGGGCTTCTGCCCGTCGGCATAGAACATCAGGTTCATGATGTACTTGGACATCGGGATGAAGCGTTCGTCCTGTCGGATGTCGAGGAATTCCTTCCAGCTGACCTTCATGAATTGGTCGCCTCCAGGATCCTCTACGCGCTTCTGTCCACTGACCGTTCGCTCGATATCGGCGAAGTGCTCCGAGGCGATCTTGGCCCGCCGAAGCGTCTGCTTCACGTCGAGCATGTCGGGGTCAGTCTCGCTGGCCACTGCGCGGAATTTGATGGGACGTTGGTCGCTCATATTACTTCTCCTGATGAATTAGAAAGCGTGTAGCTAGGTCCATGAAATGCTCGAACTCTACAACAGCGTAGAGCTTTCTAGAGCCGGTCTGACGAAACACGATTACTGGTGTTTGGTCATAAGCGTTGTGGCGCTTTATGGCTGCCTCCGCTTGACGAAGCCAAGCTGGGATGCTCAGCGTATTAGTGTGCTTGCACTCCAGCCAGTAAGGGAAGATTTTCTTGGCGGCAGGCGACAACCCAATGTCGCAGTCGTCATCTCCCGAGCGTGTCCTGATGATGTCCTCTGGCCCTAGGCCTAGCCATTCCTGGACTCTACCAGAAACAAGCTTCTCGAAAGCCTTGCCTTTCGCCTTGCCTCCCCCGGGTCTCATCTATCCGCCATGGCTGTACTCTCCTGTTCTTCTGGATATCTCCCGGCTTAGAGCCGAGGTGATGCGCACGTAGCCATTGAACCTAGCTTTTAGAAGCTTGGCCTTGGCCGTCGAGACGAGCTGTCGCTGCTCTGCCTCTATGTACTTGGGGTCGTTGATTGCCTTGGCGTTCTTGTCCGCCACAGTGCCTGACTTCACTAGTCTGATTTCAGCAGTGATGTGCGCCAGGAAGCTTTCGTCCTCAGCCGCTTGAATCTCCATGAGCGCAACCTGAGGCTCAAGGTATTCAGCGAATGCAGCAAACTGCGCATGTAGCATCCCAAGGTCTTCATTAGAGAGGTCCGTCACCCTTCCTGGTGTAGATGGCGCTTCCACAGGCTGGTCAGCCATAGGAGCGAACTCGGCTACAGCCTCTATTGCTGCATTGGCAGAGAAGCCATGGGTCCACACATCGAGAGGTCTAACTACTTCCTCTTCTGGCTCGCCTCTCTCCTCTGTGACGAGCTTGCGCAGCTGCTCTCTCGAAACCCTCCTAGGATTAGACGCAGCGGGAGGAAGACGGAACACATGCTTGCCGGTGACAGTCATTGAATCACCTTGAGGTGGTGGCGTTTCATGCCGTCGGTGCGTCTGTCCATCTGCTGAAGAGTCATTAGACCCTGCTTGTGCTTGTTGCAGACGCTGCGGTATCCGCAGAACGTGACGTGCGCATCACAGACTTTAGAGTCGAATGCGGGCACATCTTCGTTCCACAACATGGTGAGCACGTCCCTTGCGAACTGCTCCGTCTGGTCGAACATCTCTTGGCTGAATACGTGCCTATACAGCTCCATCGGTTCCGCCCAGTCTTGGTTGTCTTTGCACTCATAGAGCACGTAGCCAACCTTCTCGTTCAGAATCCCCATGTATGTATTCAGCTGGTAGAGGTAGCGGCCACTAGAGCCATTCAGCTTCTTGAAGTTAGCCAAGTTGATGGTCTTGAAGTCAACGATGTACCTATGGCCATTAGCCATGTGGATACGCCCGTCGGCCTCACCCGCGATTGGCAGCGTTGGATGTCTGGCCGGGATATCGTGCTCGAAAGCTTCCATCCCCTGATGCTTCGCGGCAGCCATGCGCTTGAACAGGTTGTTTAGACCCTTGTGCCGGTCATGTCCGTTGTCCAGGATCTTGGCCAGCTTAGGAGATATTAGCTTCTCAGACTTGGGTGCGCACACCAAGTCGAACATAATCTGCCTAATGCAGTGGTCGATCTCCCAGGTCAGGCCAGCGCTTGGGTGGAACACACCCTGGTGCCTGTCATCCGGCTTGTTCGCGTCTACGTGCAGGAACATACCAGCGATGGAGTTCCAGTCCCTGTGAGGCGGAATCCCATTAGTGGTGTACAGCTTCGGCGGAAGCTTAGCGGCGTTCCCTCCGCTGAAAATGGTACTTAGAGTCTTGGTCAATCTCATTCTGGACAGCCTACCAAGGTGACTAGATAAAAGAAAAGGGCCGCCCTCGCGAGAGGACAGCCCTTTCTAATGCTGCTGGTAGTTGCGGTCACTTACCGGGCAGGCGAAGCTTCGACACGGCGGGTGCCGGAGCCTTCGGTGCGACAGCAGCGGGAGCGCGCGGCGGGAGCAGGCCACCGGGCTTCTTCAGTACAGCAGCAGCCGGAGCGGTGGGGGCCTTGGGTCCACCCTTGGCAGCCTTGGCAGCCGTCTTCTCTTCCGAGGTCTTCGGCTTGCGACCGCGCTTCTTGCCTTCGGTCTTCGGCTTGTTCCAGCCCGGGGCCTCGTCCTCCACGCTGACGAGGAATTGCACTAGCTCCTCGGCGGAGAGAGCGCCCTTGGCCTTGCTGCCGATACGGCCCCGAATGACCTCCGGCTGTGCGATCAGCTCAGTGAGCTTGATATGCGTGTACTTCTTCATCTTGCGATAGAAGTTTTCCTTCGGTTCCTTCGCGGCCGGGGCCTTTGCGGGGGCCTTGCCAGCGACCACGGGCTTGGTCGGGGGAGCGGGCTTGGTGGGCGCGGTGGGCTTGGCGGCGGGTAGACTCAGCTTCATGACGACTCCTGGGGTAGACATCCGTTCTTGGATGATGGTCTCATCTTAGCAAGGCTAATGGGATGAGTCAACAGTAGTGTTTCTCGGGGTTTTCTTAGGGAAGGCCCTCACGAAGGCCCAGCCACATCTGGTAATCGAGCACTGCTAGTTTGCGGCCAGAGATTTCGACCACGAGCACAGGTTCCTGTCCTGCTCGAAAGGCTTCCATCTCTATCTTGCGCCACACCGCGAGAGTCAACGAGTAGCGAGACGAGGTCGTTTGCTTCGCCTCTACACGCCACTTGCCGGCCGTGACGTCTGACTTGTTCCCAGGCTGGGAGCCAGAGCCTGCTACGCGCCGGCCCCCTGTGTCTCTGGCGATGCGCTTCTCCTGTAGGACCGAGGAGCGAATATTCTGCTTAGGAAGCTTGAACCTCATTTCACGCCTACTATTTCTCTTAGCTTCTCCAGCGTCATTAGAGAACCATCTTGCTGGATCAGGATGTCGCCAGCGTCGTCGACAAGATAGAGCACTACGCTAGCCATTTCGTGGCATTCGTGGCACTCAAATCCGTAGTCTATGCTTCTCTCTAAAGGAAATACAGCGACACATGAGGCGCCACAGAGGCCACATTTCTGTCTAGAGATGCACCATGGCTGGTCCTTAGCTAAGGAAAAACAGGCGGAGTTAGGGTCTGGCTTTCTAAAGGGAAGCACGTCACCCATCACAGCCTCTTTGTTGCCGCTGCTACGGCTAGCTTTAGAGCCTCGAAAAGCTCTGGAGTGGCTCTGACCAGATCAGCGAAGTTGTCTTGGCCATTAGCAGTGTATTCTTCAGACGTGTGCTCGTTAGGACCGAAGTCGATGTGCGAGCCACGTCGGTTGAACACGCCCAGGATTAGACCAAGCTGCACAGCGTCCTTCGCTGTGTCGATGTCTCCGGCTTGGAATTGACCGAAGGGCTGGAAGTAGAAGTCAAATTCTCCAGCCTTGAACGGTGCTCCAATCTTGGACTTGATGCAGATGATCTTGTTGGCCTGGCCATAGACGTACCTGCTTCCGCCTGGACGCTCCATCATCATCTGCTCGCCCTTGTAGAGGAACAGAATGGCGTGGTGGTTGTGCTTGTTACCCTCGCCTCCCTTTATGGAGTACTTCTTCCAAGGCGCCATGGCCATCGTCCCGATGTTGGTAACGATGTGATTCAGGTGAATGCAGGTGGTCTCGTTGAAGAAGGCACCGTCATCCGCCATCTGATTATTGGCGTCGTACCGCTTGTTCAGAGCTAGGCATGCTCTAGCAGTATAGTCGCCAATCATCTTGGCCGTGCGGTCGAAGTCTCCCGAATCCTGCACCTCGGCCTCTTCCAGCCATTTGGTGCTCTTGGCCACGCCGAGCGAGTCGACGACGACGTAGGAGAACAGATTAGACTTGATGAGGTCTAGAGCTGCATCTAGGGCTACGTCACCTCGGTCCTCATGCACGAGCACGAACGGGCAGATTTCAGCGTAGGGGTCTTCTATACCCATCTGCTGCATTCTGAGTAGCTCGAGTTCGCTGGCTTCGGCGTAGGCGTCGTAGACCTTCTCTTCTCCCGTATTGTGGTCGACGTACGTGTCCTCGTTGAACGGCAGAAAGAACCCGTTCTGTCTAGCCCAGCGCTTGGAGAATGGCTCCAGAGCGATCCAAGCAATGCCCCGGCGCTGTTCGGGCGGCAGAGCCCATTGCACCTGCTGCTCTACAGCGCACATATGAAGAGCCAGCGTAGTCTTCCCGCTGCTGTACTCCCCTCCAATCTCGATTAGTCCGCCCTTCGGCGGCCCTCCGCTAAGCACGTAGTCGACAGAGGGGATGCCAGTAGAGCGCCTGACATACTCCTGCCGCTCGATTGCCGTGCCACGAAAGATGGAGCCTCCACCCTTCAGCCGTTTGTTGACAGCGGAGATGAGCTTGTCGAAGCGGTCTCCTCCTGTACTAGTGGCTTGTGAAGCTACGTCTCTCTGCCGCTGCTCTCGCTTCTGCTTTATGCTGAGGCGCTTACCCGCCATTAGTGGTCTCCGCTGACGGGCCGTAGAAGGGCAACTCACGTTGAATGAGCTTGCGGTCCTTCTTAGCCTTCTCGAACAGTGCTCCATCACGCATGATGGCGAATGTGAGGGTTACAGTACCATCAGGCATCTGCCTGACGAAGCCGGCATTGTCAGCCTTTGTTACCATCCCAGCGGCGCTAGACAGAAGAACGAGGCGCACTGACGGAGGAAGGTTCTCGACAACGCCCTTAGTGCGGGGTTTCGCCGAAGTCTTCTGCGGCTTCTTCGACTGCTTCTTCGAGGAGTTGGTCGTAGTCTTTTTGGCAGGCTTCTTCGTGGGCATGGATTACCTCTTCTGGGTTGAGAATGGCACGCATTAGTTGACTCAGGGTTGCCTTCTCCTCTGCGGAATCGAGGATGTTCAAGGCTTCCCTACGCTTCTGACAACCTTCGCAGGCTTTGATGCCCACGGAGGACGTCACCATGTGAATGAAGTCTCCTAGTAGCAGCTTTTTCATGCTTTAGCAGTTGCCCAGGTCGGTCCGACGCCGATGCTAACCGGCATCTTCACGCGGAGGGGGCGGGAAAAGGGTTGCTCCATGTGTGGTCTGATTAGGGTGACCAACGCATCACGGTTTTCTAGTGGTGCGTGGATGATCAGCTCGTCGTGTACCTGATTGATAAAGGCGCCTCCCAGCGCGTGGAAGCCGGGGTCTCTGTGGATGTTCAGCATGGCTTTCTTCGTCATGGCCGCAGCTGAACCCTGGATGATGGCATTGATTAGAGTGCGCTCTTCTTCGCCGCGGATACCATACTCGTCTGAGTTGAGCCGATGCAGCTGCGCATGCCGCATATGCCCGTCTAGCGTGCGGTAGTAGCCGTGAATGCGGAACTCGTTCAGCACACGGCGCTTCCAAGCGACGACGTACGGATAACCTTTGTTCCAGCCATCCACCATGCGCTTGGCTTCGTCCTCCGGGATCTCCAGCTGTTCGGCGAGTTTGCGGTAGCCGACACCGTAGATAATCTCGAAGTTTAGAGTGTTATGAGTGACGAACCCATTAGCGATGTAGACATGCCCAGGTACGTTCAAGTCTACACAAGGACCTGTTCCCTGAGGAATAACGTGCGTCACGATGTTCTTCTTTAGACTATGTTGCTCTCCTGGCGATAGAGCCTCTTTCTTATGCTTCAGTCTGGACAGCTCCGACAGAAGCACGTAGGAGTCCTGCTTTCTTAGAACTACTCGGTAGTACCATCGTTGGTACGTCTTGTTGAATGTGGCCTCTACGGTGGCTGGGTAGCCATGTGCTTTGAGAAGCGTCGCTAGCTGTCCAGCGTACGTTGCCCACTTGGTAGTAATTGAAGCTCTGCCACTGCTAACAGTGCCGTCTGTGTCGAACAGCCCGGCAAAGTAATGCGGAAACAGGTTAGAATTCATTACCCAAGATGGAACGTCCATCCTCTTGCGCTTTCCGCCGGGCTGCGAGAGCCCTAAAGCAGTTAGCCAAGAAACGAAGACACGGCTGCCTAGATAAACCTGTCTTTCCTTCCTTTCTGGTGACATGCCCAGGCTGGTACAAAGGTCTACTATGGTGTCTTGCCAGTCTGAGTAGACAAGGCCCTGGGTTGATCCGTGTGTAATGGCGGCAGAAGACTCGTTGTTTGTTCCATCGCCATGAAATACTCCAGCAAAGTAAGCCAGGTCTTCTGTTACAGGCTGCTCTGTGGGGGGAACTCCGTCCCACAGTTTCATTGTGATGCTTCTTCCTAGTGACCCTAGAAAGTGAGGAAGAGGGTCCAAAGTAGCTTCCTCTAGCTCGTCCCCTTTCTTCAGCTTTCCGGCCTCCACCATCTTCCCGTCTGCTAGACGTAGCTTATGCTGTGGAGTGCAGACAAGCAGTCCACGTCTAGAGACGACGGCAACCAGGTCTTTGTTTCCTCCATTATAGACGGAGTTTATGTTCAGGTAGCTTTCAGGCCCTTCAACCTGATAGGCGCCATGTGCAACAGCGAATGAGTCCTCAGCAGCCTCGACGATCTCACCGATTAGTGAGTAGCCGCCATCGGTTCTGATGAGAGTAGAGGGGTGTACACACTTTCCGCGCTTACGCTCGTTGGGGAATTCCTCCGCAATCCACTTTAGCGCGTCGTCGAAGTGCTCGCTGTTCTCTCCGCCAGGTCCGAACTTGGCATCTACAGCATGCTTCACGTTGGGGAAGATGTTGTAGGTGGTTAGAGAGTGCAAGTCCCACCCTCTCTCAAAGGCCTTTATTAGTTTGGGCTCTTGGGAGAAGTGGGCTAGCAAGCGGTACTCTAGCTGGCTGAAGTCTGCCACGATGAGGCAATAGCCGAGCAGCGCGCAGAACGAGTCTCTTAGGTTGTAGGTGTCCTTTTCACCTGTAGAGATGTTCTGCAAGTTGGGCTCTGAAGTGGACCAGCGCCCTGATGTCGTCCCGATCGGATTCACACGGGTGTGTGCCCGGCCGCGCACGGCGCGCTGTGTGAGCCCGATTAGAAACGTCTTGATCTGGGTAGACCTAGCAGAGTGCTCTCTGATTAGCTCCACCAGCTGCTTCGATTCCTCGATGTCGAAGGGCTGCTCAATAGAGCTAGCTTCCTTCTTCAGCCACCTGGCGAGCTTCTTCATGGCGGCTGCATCCGTAGATGGGTCGCCCGAATCAGTCTTGCCGAAGCAAGGCAGCTCTCTACCGGTGATGTTGTAGAGTGTCTTCTTCCCCTTCTTCACGGGGAACACCCCTACGCCATAGAGGAGTTTTGCCAGCTGTTGCTTGCTCCCCACGTTCATTGGACAACCAGCAATCTCCAGAATGGCGGCTTCTGTCTTCTGCTGGTCTAGTAGCGCCTTGTCCCTGTTGTACTCCAGGAATGGCATGTCTAGTGGCATGCCGTGGCGCTCCATCCTCTGAATGACACTGATAATGGGGCGGTCTATGGACTGGTACAAGTCGAAGTAGGTCTTGTCCCCAATCCACTTTAGAAGCTCCATCTTCGGCCGATAGACCGTCTCCCGGAGCATGAGCGCGTCTTCAGCGTCATTGGTGGCGTAGTTGACGAAGCGATTCCAATGGTCGCCCATGTCGTCTTCGTCAATCTCGTACCTCGGCTCAAGAGCCGAAAGGTAGTCCTCTAGGAGTGGAACGATGCGCTCTCTACTGGCGTATTCAGTTCCGTCCTTCTTCAAGCGAATGCTTCCAAACACCTCAGCATAGGGCAAGCGCTCTACGCCTAGATGGTCCTCCATACATTCCTTGAGGTTATGCTTGTACTCACGGTTCTCATCATAGAGCCAATCCAGGACCATGGTGTCCTCGTCCAGGCTCTCTGCGATGATTCCGTGATTAGCGATGATGTGCCAGTCAGAAGTGGCATTGTGAGCCAGCTTCACGTGGTCTTTGCTGCGTAACCAGGGAGCTAGGGCATTGATATTGCCCTCGCTGTCACCAAAGTTGTAGATAAAGTGCCGCTTTATCCTGCCCTTTTCCAAGTAGGCAAGGGTGACACAAGCAGCCAATCCATTATTGACTGGGGGTTTATCCTTGTCGTAGTTGTACCATTCAGTGTCCAGAGAAACGAGAGGCTGCTCTAGCAGTTTCGCCAGAACAGCCTCCGTCTCTGCCCACGTCAGGCTCACCTGGATGGGGTCTTTGTGCATGGGTTACTCGAACGCGATGTCCTCTTCGTCGTCGGTCTCTTCCGGTTCCATGGAAACAGGTGCTCTAGTCAGAAAGCGACCAGGCGGAGTCTTGGCCGGACGGCTGGGAGCCGGAGAGGTCGGCGCCTTTCCCGGCAGCTTGAGGGCGAACTTGGGTGTAGCAGCCGGAGTAGGTGCCTTCAGAGCTTGGGGGGCCGCAGGTCTAGTAGCAGAGGGATGACTCGGCATCGGCCGAGGAGCAGGAGCGGCCGGCTTCGGCGCTGCCGTGGGGGGAGCGGCAGCCTTGGGTGGCACTCTAGTGGCGTTCTGCTGGTTGGGCGACGGCTTCCCGTAAGCCTTGGCGCCGTGACCCTCGGTCTGGCCGAAGGGATTCTGTACGCCTAGCTTCGCGGCCTGCATCTCGGGCGGATCGCCGGCTAGAATCTCTTCCCACTTGGGCCAGTATTCCTTTGCCTTCTCTAGCTCCTCTTCCGTGGGCGGGTCCATGGGGAAGATGGGCTCGAAATTGAAGGACGTGGACTTCTCGGAGCCAGTCTTGGAGGTTCTGACCTTGAAGTCCTGGAGGTCGGCTCTCTGCGGCGGGAATTCCTCGCTATGGCCGTCCTCATTAGTGCAAGAGATGACCTCAAGCGGCGGAAGCACATGGTTGCAGGCATCACATTTCACGGTGGGGTTTCCGTTCTCCGGGTAGAACTCCACTTCCGCGTTGCAGTTCCCGCACAGGTATTGGGACACCCACAGAGTAGAGACGTTCCCCTCCGCGAGCGCTCCGCAACGGCAGTAGTCCCGGAGCCGGGCCTGTAGGGACACCAGCTGGTCTGCGTATTGCGGCGCTAGAGAGAACGGCATGAAACCGCCATCAACAGCCTCAGAGCCTTGCTTGCACCACTGGCAGGGCTTGTTCGGTCCATTGCAGGGTGGATACTTGGTCAGCTCGAAAGCTTCGGCAGGGGGCGCCTTTCCTGGCGTCATGATGTAGCCCGCCTTTAGAACACGCACCTCCTGGTCCAGCCTGTGCTGCCGGCGGTAATCCTTGACGTAGAAGTTCTGGCGATTAGGACCGCCGCCGCATCCTCCGATACCCTTGTCGCCGTGGTCACCCAGGTAGCAGAACACGCAGGGAGCGTCGTTGTTCTTCCCGCAGTTGTTGTACCTATCGGCCCCTTGTAGGCGCTTCACGAAGTGGTTTCTAGAAGCTACGGGGTCTTGCTGACCCTCGAAATCGCCGAAGTAACGGAGGACGGCTTCCTCTCCAGACTTCAAGAAGAGTTGTCTTGAGCCGCTAGAGCGGCGGGTCTTGTTCTGCTCTTGGATCTCGCGGGCAGCCGCTAGGCCTCTTACTAGTCCCATTAGAATTCTCCTAACCCATAGAGGGTTGTTTGGTGTGCGCAAGCAGCGCAGGAAGCTTCAGAATAGGGGGTTTGTCGGACGATGGCAACAGGGCTTTCGTCCAATGTCGGATTACAACACCTTTCATCCGGCGTAGTTCCCCTGGGTCTTTCGCTTCGTAGGAAGCGATGTATGTACTCTTGGAAAAGCGCGTCTTAGAGAGCGCCTTCAGCACCTGCTTCGTTGCGCTGACTCCGGCCTCGTCGTTGTCGAACATGAGCACTAGTCTCTTGCATCGAACGTTGCGGACGAGAACGGATATCTGCATGCTAGAGATAGACGACCCCATGATGGCCGCCGCCGGTTGGCCTAGCTGGCTGAGTCTCACAGCGTCCAGCTGCCCTTCCACGAGGAAGAAGTTCTCTACTAGCTTCCCGGCGTGCTTGTGAAGCCCCCAAAGGTGTGCGCTCTTGTCCCATTGGTCGTGCCAGTACTTCGGCCGGCCAGGGATATCGAAGTCAGTTCTGTAGGTTAGGCCTACTAGTCTGCCTTCCGCATCACGCGCAGGGATCACAATACGGCAATTGTGATTGTCGTACCCTATCTCGTATTCCTTCAGAACAAGCTCGCTAAAGTCTCTGGCTACCAGATAGCCAGGACAGTAGCGCCTGTACGGGCCTAGAGTGGCCTCGCTCAGCACCGAGTAGTTGGGCCCCTTGCCCTTCCTGTGCTCTTCCCAGGTAGACAGGGTGGGCAACTCCGTCATTAGACGGTCTGGTGCGTTGCCTATGGTCTCTTTGGCCTGCTTCAGCGAAATGCCTGTGAGAATCGAGACCAGCTTGGTCAAGTCTCCCCAGGCCTTGCACGAGTGACATCGCCATCGACCTACGCTGTCAATAACGAATGAGGACTTGTTAGCGCCTCCGTGAACAGGGCAGCAAGAGCGGTAGTGCCCCGCCCCCTGTTCCCAGAGGTCGTAAGGGGTCAGTAGCTGTCTGATTAGAACCGTGAAGTCTTTACGGCTCTGTATGGCCACTATTCCCTCACATCAGGCTCTGCGTCCACATCGCCCTCGACAGTCGGCTCGTCCTCCGAATCGGACTCTCCAAAGCGGATTACAGCCTTCTGCGTCAGGTCCTGGCACAAGTGGCGGTTGACCACGAACAGGGTTGAAGTGCCTTCTCTAACGGCGGCAGTGAACATCTTGACCTGATTCTGCTTCATGTCTTCGATGTCCGCTGTGAGCCGGATAGCAAGGTCACTGTCCTGGAAGAAGGCGTCGGCGTGGGCGATGTCATCTCCGCCCTCTAGCGTGGCCTCATTCGATTGCTTGCCTCTAGACTTGTTGGCGTGGGTGGTCATGAGCATGGGGACCTTCTTAGCCCCGGCTAGCCCCTTGAGCCCCTTGGACAGAGCATAAAGCTCTTTAGTGTCCACCCCGAGGTTGTGTACGCCATCGATGAACACGGAGGTAGCTCCATACTCGTCGATGAGCGCGCCGATGTCGATTAGCGCCTGCTCTCCTCTGGAGGCCAGCTGGGTAATCATCACCGGAGGCTGCTCGATGAACGCCGTTAGGTTCTCCAGGAAGTCAGCCTCCATGTCTGGCGGCAGCTGACCTCTCTGATAGAGCCCGTACGGAACGCAGGTGGACAGAGCAACGTACCTTCGGCACATCTCGATGTCCGATAGCTCCTGCGAGAGGATGAGCGGCCGGTCCCCGTGCGCGTGCCACGTCTGGCACACATAGAGCCCGTACCACGTCTTGCCTCGTTTCGGCCGGCCGTAAATCAGGATGTACTGACCGTTCTGCGCTCCTAGGGTGGCTCTATTGAGCGCGTCCCACGGGTAGGGCTTCCCTTTGAGGCCCGTAGGGTTTTCCTTCATGCGGAAGTACTCTTCCCTTAGAGTCTCGATCTGGCTCCTGATGTCGATGATGCTGTCTACCCGGTGAAGGGAAGACAGGTGGGAGGTCAGCTCTCGCAGACGGTCTAGACCAGAGAATGGGTCTCCAGTTGTTGTGTCCGCCACGTCTTGAAGCGTGGCAGCGATGTCGTTATAGAGCTTGTGTTCACGGACCTTGGAGCAGAGAGCCGGGATGCTGTCGTCTAGCTCTACGGGGATGAACCCGGAGAACGAGTGCTGGAAGCTTTCCCAGGACGGAGTGTCCCCGTACAGCGGGTTGGCATAGTGTTGTAGTAGCCACTTGAACGCAGCGCGGTTCAGCGGCTGAAAGAAGAACTCGGTCGTGAGTTTGGCTTTGATTACAGTTCGTATATCCTTCCTACTAACGATAGCGGAGATGAGCGCGGCTTCCCAATCGATTTCTGCTGCTGACATCAGACTTATGGCTCCTTAGATAGGCGGAAGCTAGAAAGAGAAGAAAGGGACTGTCTTTGAACACACCCAATCCCACATTGCAGGAATGGCAAAGAATCCCTCTAATCTTTCCAGTAGTGTGGCAGTGATCCACATGAAAGCGTCCACGCCCTCCCGGAGTAGACGACTTGCATATAGCGCAGGCATTGCCTTGGTTTTGTAACAGCAGAAAGTAGTCAGCCAGTCCTATTCCGAACCTTCTTTTCAGCTCTTTATCAGCATACTTACTTGGGTCCGCATGATATCTGGCTTTTGCCTTGGCTAGTATCTCTACTTTCTTTTCCTTGTAGCGAGCGTTTCCACGTTCTCTAGCTTTTGGTAAGATCGTCTCTCTATTGCGTCTGTACCAAGCTAAAGCAGCACTAACACTCATGCTTCCTCGTCATGTGCATTCTGCTCCAACGTGTAAGAGCCCCCGATGAGGGTCTTACCAATTAGAGCCTCTAGTCCTGCTCGTTCGGCCAGCGGAGCCTCCCGAGCGGTGGCCGTGAAGGCCTGTAGAACGGTGAACTTCGTTGGCTTGGCACTTCGGTCCATCTTCAGGTGGTAGAGGGCCCTTTCGGTCAGGCTGTCGGACAACTTCATCTTGCGGGCGAAGATGTGAATAGAGGATTCGGGGTCCTTCACAGGCTCCAGGTACACCCGGTGGAGCATGTCTTTGATTGCCTCTTCCTGGCGCATGCTGATTAGCACGGCCTCATGGATGCGCGGCATCAGCTCGCTAACCGTGTGGTTAGTGTAGTTGGTGTCCAAGATACGGCTGTCTCCCCACCCCATCATCCCGTTAGTGCAGACAAGGCGCCACACAAGAGCGGAGACGGACAGGTGCTGTAGTCCCACCTCGGAGGTGACGGCGTGGAAGCCAACCTGATGTGGGTCGTTCAGGCCTAGCTCTCCGATCTCGAACGTCTCCTCCCTGGTCATCCGAATCTGTAGAGCCTTTTCGGAAGACCTCGGGTCTGTGATGTTAGAGGCTTGCAGCTTGAATTCGCCGGCTTGGGCGATAGCCGAGCGGAGTGAAGTCACCATGTGACGATTGTCGAAGGGAGTGTAGTTGCCTGGCAGTACGGCGCGGACAACTCCAGCAACCTTCTTCCCGTCTACGTCCATTGGCGCATTACGAACGCGCACGAGGAGTTCCTTCCCGCCGTGCTGCTCGATTCTGTTCTCTACCTGCGCCTTCTGCCCGCCGGGCCCATCTACGGGGCACGTCGCTAGATACTTGGCGGGAATGCCTAGTAGCGAGCACAGCTGCTTGTAGGAGCTTTCGTTGAAGGCGTATTCGCGACGCTGGGCCCCCTTCATAGGGACCATTAGCGTCTTCCTGTCTGTAAAGTCGATGTTGGCTACGGGTGCCAGGGCATCTTCCTTGTTCCGGTCATCGGCATTGACCCACGACATGATGCCGTCAAGGTCTTCAGGAGTAGTGGTCTTAGAGTTGGCGGACCTAGGCGGTAGACGAAAGCGGGCGGCGGCCATGGTAACCTCTTTCTAGAGTGTGAATTGCGCTAATCTTTTCGGGCGGTGTGAAAAGCGAGCGCCAGAATGCCCCACATTTCAGCTGAGGGCAACAGCCGATCAGGGCTTCAGCCAGTCACTGGAGTTGCGTAAAGAGTGCGGTCCTCCGATGACCATCTTGATTAGACTCTCGTTGGCTCCAAGCAACTCTTCTGTTAGACCTTCTTCAGTGTGATAAACGAGCAATAGAACGCGGAATTTCTCTAATCCCAAAGCGGCATGGAGATCAGAGATGGTTTCCACAGGTCCGACAAGTTCTAGCTGCACCTCACTTGGAAGTACTCCAAGGTGGGTAGCAGCAACGGTAGACGTGTCATAGTGGGTTAGGCCTCTGTAGAGCAAGCATTTCTGCTCGTTGATCTCCACTATGTTCTTCAAACGAACGGAGTCGAGTCTAGAAGAGTGTTGGTCGAAGAACTTGATCTTCCAGTATTGAAGCTGAGACATTAGTGCAACCTTTTCTCGCGCGCGCCGCGTGTTCGTGCAGGCATGCACGTACGCACGTACGCACGGGTATCACCCCAGAGGGGTGAGAAACGCGCATACGCGCATACGCGCGTGAGTGTACTAACTTCGCACTTATTTTATATGAGCGAGGACCATTAGAGGGTGGAATTTCGACGTTCCTGCCTCCGCTGGTCCCCGCCCCTTCCTGATTAGAGTAATTCGGGCTCTAGCAGTCCTTTCCCTTCTTGCACTTGCCATCGCACTTCACATGCCCGCAGTTCTCACAAACCTTAGCCTTGATGATCATCTAGCCCTCCGACAAGAACTTGTGTGCCTCGGCTGCTAGCCCCTCAAGGTGCTGCTGAGCTAGCGCATCAGCTCTGGAAAGAGCGTTAGAGATGGACTTGTCGTCCGTTTCGCAGGGGATGTAGACGGAAGCCCCGATTCTTACCGTCTTGTAGCTCTTGGGGGGTCCTGGGATGGTTACATGCATCTCGCTCCCCACGAAGGCGTCTCCTGTAGTGGTTACGGCGGGAGTCACCTCATGGACCTCTTCTGAAGCGGCTAGTGTCTGCTTCTCTCCGCTGCGGGTGGTCTTTTCTACCTCCATTGAGGTGAAAGCCTGCCCTCCGGGCTTGCGGACAGGAGTGCCTTTCAGCTTGGGAAGGGTGAGACGGGGCATGCTCATGGCGATCGGCTTTCTGAGTTAGAAGGACTCGGTTTTCATGTAGTGCCCCGATGGGGGCCGGTCGGTGAAGTGCGACAGATGGATAGACAGGGCTACGGCGTCCGTGGAGAACTGGTCGACGAAGGTGACGGTCACCCAGGCATTACGGCCCGTGTAGCTCGAGGTGGCGTCGTCCCATTCCTGATAGTGCAAAACGTCGCCGACGGCATACTCGCAATCCAGAGTAGAGCGGATGTCATGGGTTTTAGTCTTCTCTATGACGGCTTGGAAGGCGATCGTTCTGCACTTCAGGATATGAGTCGGCGCATGCGTCATCTAGTCCTCTCGTCTTCTAATCTCCAGTGCTGGAGTCTTCCACTTGCCCTCTTGCAGCGCCTTCCGTACACGGTAGCGCTTGGCCGGCGTCATGCCGGCTAGTAGAGCGTTTACGACGTCCGTGTCCACTTCGGTCACGACGCCAGGAGCGGACAGTACAGCCTTCGGCAACTTGGCCGGGTCGTAGCTGTCCTTTTCCTTGGCGTAGACGATGCGGACATCGAAGATGGTGCCTTCAGCAGGCACCCACATTCTGCCAGTAACATCGTCGTCATCCGGCGGCCCTCCCTTGGTGAAGATTAGTCTCTTCATCGACTCTTTGGTCTCCTCGATCACGGAGTCCAGGGAGTCTAGGTGCTTGAACAGCTCGCTGTGCAGTCCGCGTACTGCAGCCTTCTCTGCTTCTGCCTTCTCGATGCGCTCTAGCATCTCTCGCAGCGTGGCCTTGACACCTAGAACAGAAATGGAGGTAGTGGCTACCGGCTTCTTAGACGACATGTTCCCTCTTAGACGATGAAGTGCTGCTTAGAGATGGTTACTGCCCAGTTGTCTTCGCCGGAGGCAGCGAGGTCTTCGCTAATCCAACGGCACCCGTATGGGATGCTTTCTCCGTCGGAGCCTACGGCGCCGTGGCCCCAAGGTCCCCAGGAGTTGAAGTCGAGGAACTCTCTCTTCAGCTGTCCGCCTCTATAGACCTGACGAACGCCGATGTAGTAGGTGCAGTGACGACCAGCATACGGGCCCATGTCCGTTAGGACAGTCTCCTCGTCCGGGTTGTCGAATTGGTTGATGTAGCTGCTACCTACTGCCTTTCCAGTAATCACGCCGATGTTGGCGCGAATGCTGGCTTCGATGTCGTCCGGGTCAGGAGAGACGCGGCGATACTCGAATTCCTCTAGCTTGTTATCGTCGGCGTCCTGTAGAGCCTCTAGCTCCGGACGAACCACCATCTCAGTTTCATCCTTAGGGATCCAGATACCCCCAGGAGTCTGCTTCAGGTAGCGGTCCTTGTCCTCGGAACAGAAGCCGTTGTGACCCAAAGCGTAGAGCGCAGCATTGATGTATGTGCCCTCCACGTTGGGCAGCGTGCCAGAGAACTTGCAGGCGTTGTACCAGAGCATGAGAGCGGAAGGGTTGAAGTCCTTTCCTAGCACGTATGCTAGCTGGAACTTTAGAGCCGCCCACGTTCCATGGCCCACGCAAGTGGGGTACGGGTTCTGGTTGCGGACGAAAATGTACTTTAGAGGAAGTACGTGCGTGTTCCCGGTTCCGGCTACCTTCAGGTTGCCCTTCAGGTCTTTGAAATCCCAGTCAGCCTTGGGGGACCAAGCTCTAAGAGCGGGGGGAAGGTCAGGCTTGTAGCCGAAACTAATCTCACCTTGGGTTAGGATGCTCATGGACAGGACTTCTCCAGTGGAACGTGGGAGTAGACGTTGACCTGTTCACAGTCTGTTGCCCTGACGATGCAGTCGGGCCGGAGCACATCCCCCTCGTTAGCAGCCTCTACGCAGTAGACGCTCCATGGCTTCCCCTTCACAGAGACCCACAGAGGCTTTCCATCACTGCGCATGCACTTTAGAATCTCGATTCGGTCAGCAGCCAACTTACAGGCTTCTGGCGTCTGCCCCGGAACAGGGATAGGTGCTAGCTGAGGCTCGTACTTGTGGTCCTTGTTGCTGTTACAGGTGGATCCCAGCATGAGCACGGAGGCAGCCATTAGAATGGCTGCTCTGATTTGTCTTTTCATTAGTCGATCCAGTCGGCGCTGTCTTGTGGAGCTAGGTTGCTGCCACTAGTGTAGAAAATCTGCCAATCCTCGGCCATAATGTCCGTTTGGCTGGCAAGCCAGGGAACCTGATGCTTGTCCGCAGTGAACATGTAGAGGTAGGGAAGGCTCATCTTGGAGAAGGCGTCAGGCCGCTGGATGTGCAGCCACATACCCTTCCCGTTCCAGCCAGTTCTGCGTGCGTAGGCTCCAGACTTTAGAGCCGATAGGGCTGCTCCGAAGTTCATTGTCCGCACTCCCTCGTCCAGGTGACGCCCTTAGCTTCCGAGGTGAACAGCTGCTGTACAGCGCCGGCCCCCGCCAGAACGCTGACGACTGCGGCAGTGATGACGACGCCCTTGGGAGCGCTCAGAACGGCGGCAGTGATGCCACCAGCCCCTCCGGCGGTCCCTGCCACGACGCCTAGCCCCTTGGCATTGGCTCCCGCCGAGATGCGCGAGCTATCCAGCTCCTGGCAGTACTTCTCTTTCTCCGGCGTTCTAGCCGAGCTTGCCCCTACGGGCTTGCTCTTGAGGCCAACCATCCGAGCCTCCTCGAACGTGCCGGCGCAGGCGCTAACAAGCAGCATGGACAGCACTAGCAATAGCTTCTTCATTGGGAGTCCCTTTCTCACATACGCCACAGACGTCTACGGTTACAAAGTGAATTAGACCTAGTTTCTTTCCATCGCCGATGGATTCTAGAAGCCCAAGTGCTTTCTGAGAGGTGATGGTCAGCCACTCTAGACGCTTGCACACGAGGCACGTCATAGGCACGCTTTCCTTCTTCAACTCAGACATGCACGGAGAGCATATTGCGATGTAGGCGAAGCCTCCCACACTGTCTCTAGTCCTAATGAAGGGATGAGGCTGATCGGCAGTGTGGTGGGGGATCCAAGGCTTGTCACAGATGGAACAAACGATGATCTCCTCTGTACTCTCTTCGTCGCTCATTTCTTCAGCTCCGCCGTTTTAGCATCAATGGTGTAGAAAAACGTTCTAACTGCTGCGATGAATTGGGGAAAGCGCGCTCTATTGACCTTGCCTTTCAGTTCTCCGACGCCTCGGTACGTCTCCAGGATGGCAAGGATCTGCGCGCGAGAGTACCAACGCTGCTGTCGCTTGTCATCAGTCATGCGGTATAGAGCACGAGGGAATCCGTAGAGTTCCTCCCACTCATAGAGGGTATTCTTGCTGCGATGGATCGCCCCGCACAGAACGCCAGTAGGGAACAGGTCTACGTCGACGTTCCCCACCTTTAGAGTCCGCCCCTTCCCCTTCCTAGGAAAGCCGTCCTTATCGACGTACTCCAAGAAGCACGTCCAGGCGCGAGCGTTGCCCCACTTTGCTTTTCTGGGAGTATCCGACGTAGTTGAAGGAGGCATCCTTATCAATCTTTCTAATGGCGGCTACCATCTCATCTTCCTTACGCTGAAAGCGGGGAACATAGAGATGGCTGTAAACGACGACTAGAGGTTTTCTCTTCTCTTCGTGTAGACGGTCGATGCGCCCACAGGCTTGCTGTAGGAACGTCTCGTTACTAGAAGGGAACAGGAGGAACAGCGTGTCAATGCGTGGAACGTCGAGCGCCTTGGCGGCGAGGTCGTCTGTCGCCAGTAGCACCCTTCGGTCTCTGAAGTGGCGCTCCCGATCCTTCTGCTTCGTGGAGCCGATGACGACACCAGCATCAATCCCCTGTAGCTGCGCCTGCATGCCCAGTTCCTCTAGCTGGTCGGTGCGGCTGCCTAGGACGAGCACGCTACGACCCTTCTCTACAGCCTTGCGGATGTCAGAGATGATCGTGGCCTGCCATTCGGGGCTTTCAGAGACCTTGGTCTCGAAGGCAGCCCTGTTCAGCATGTAGTTGCGCGGGGCGTGGACCGCGTTCTTCTCCGCGTCGCGCAGTAGCGTGTGAAGCGTCCTGCCGGCTCGGCGCCAGAATAGGCCCATGAGCATCTTCTCGCTTACTAGAGGCGGCAAACGCTTGAAGACCCATCTAGAGGGCTGGTCTCTAGACAGGTCCGTGTAGACAGGGTCTCCGCCCAGATGCATCGTGAAGACCGGGTCTAATCCGTCTGCTCGCTTGGGCGTAGCAGAGAGGCCAAGCCTACGCCCAGGAAAGCGCTTCAGCAACGGCTCGAAAGAGGGTGCCGCGGCAACGTGGACCTCATCGAAGATGATTAGTCCAAATTGACGGTACCATTCGTCTCCGTAGTCCCGCCGGGCGAGCGTGTGCGCGGAAGCCACAGTGACACGGTTACCTACGTCGACGCGCTTCCCCTGGATGTGGCCGATGTCTCCTGGCGCCATGGCGATGGTCGTCCAGGCCTCACGCTTCCACTGCTCTAGGATGAATTCGCGGTCAACGATTACAAGGGTTTTCAGCCCACATTCCGCCGCGTGCATTAGCGCAATGACAGTCTTTCCTTTGCCGCAACCCATGCACAGCAAGCCGTCTTCAGCGTTGGCGCGCAGTACCTCTAGAGGCTTTAGCTGGTGCTCTCTTGGCTGCCGGCGGAGCGGCCAAGGCTTGGAGCCTCTCAAAGGGCACACGTCCTCTAGCACTTCTTGGCGGCTAAAAGCAGCCTTAGCATTCAGCACAGGATGGTAGGTACGAGGAACACCGAGGTAGTCCTCGGTCTCCTCGTACAGCGTCACGTGGGAGAAGTCGCGCTCGGTTGGTCTGCCGAACTTCAGTCTATCCGCGTACGCCTTGTTTTCTACTGTTAGGTCTCGCTTTGTCTTCTCTACGTCAGCCAGTATCTCTAGTGGATACCAGCTCATGGCATCTATAACGATGGGCAACATTGGCTGCTCTCCTGGAAAGAAAACAGCCTATGCGCCACAGGCTGAAAAAGTAAAGAGCTAGCCTCTAACGGGAGGGGGCTCGTTACCTCGGACGTCTGCTCTAGCTCCGTGGAATTCCTGTCCACGCAACTGAGGGATATCTGTGATGTTCACAGGCCCAGAATCGTTGGGCACCTTGAACGTCCAGTCGAAGTTCATCTCTTCGATGATGATGCGCGCCCTGGTGTTCTTGATTAGCTCTACCTGCCACATCCCATTGGAGTCCGGGTAGACAGTGCGCTCTCCCGCGACGATGCCTAGACTTCTCGGGTTCTGAGCAATCAGCCCATTAGGGTTGTCCGCCCACGATTCCTGAGCGTTCCCATACGAGCTGACGTTGACCTTCACGTTCTCGTTGACGGCCCCGAAGCCATCTCTAATGTAGCCAATCACCAGGCAAGTGGTGGGCTCGTCAGCCGGAGCGACAATGTACGACGGAGAGCTGTCTCCAGCTGCTCCCTGCGCCACCAACTTGTAGATGTGGCCCGGTGCTCCAGCTGCATCGGTGTAGAAGAACAGACCCTTCTTTGCGTCGAAGGCTGCACCAGTCACATCAAAGGCGATGGTGGTTAGAGCCGAGTAGCTCTTTCCCTTGTCGGTGCTCTTGGTGAGCACGAACTGGGTGATAGCGGTAGAAGGATCGAATCCCCAATTCAGTGTTATTCCCATCACACCCTCTTTGCTGTAGCTGACACGGGCTTGGATTGTCTCTGCGGGGCAACGAGCACGATTGCGGCCCTCGGCTGCTTAGGATTAGACAGAACGGGAAGACTCGGGCTTGGCTGGGTGCCCTGTGCCACAACGCCAAAGTCTCGAATGATAGGTAGCCCAGTTCTCATAGTAGAGAGGCTGACAACACCTGGCTGCTCAGGAGCAGTAGCGAAAGCAAAGGTGCTGGTTACCTGTGGCTGAACAGCCCAGCTGGTAATCCCGCTGATGAACGTTGGCGTTCCGCCTGTGACGGTGATTGCGTGCCCAGCTACTACAACGCTGATTCCGCTCACAAGGGTGAAGACAGGGCTTCCCTTGGATACAGTTACCAGCTTTCCCGCAACGTTTATGGTGCCGCTTTCTGCTGGAGCACCATAGTTTACGGAAATGAAGTGGCTAGAAGGCAGAAATGTCAGACCAATGACAGAGGAGCCCTTAGAAGCAGAAACAGTGTTCCCGGAGGGCAGCACCTTCAGCGTCAGCGTTGCTGCTCCGTAGCCGAAAACGAGAGCCTTCCCAGCAGGAAGGACTCTCATTCCGAAAACGTCTGCGCCTAGCTGGAAAGGTAGTTGCTTGCCTGTTACAGCCAGGGCCAGCGTAAGGACGGCTGCACCCTTGCTGACAGTGACAGTCTTTCCTGTAGGCAAGATGCCCATGGAGAAGCTGTCAGTGCCTTTGTTGACTAGAACGGTGCTCCCAGTGGGAAGCACTATTAGATTGGTGAGAACGGAGCCTTTGTTGACCGTCACAGTCGCGCCAGCTGCAGCCGCAGACATTGAGACGACAGGAGAGCCCTTATTGATGACGATGACTAGGCTTGAGGGGCTGACTGTCCCGGGCGTAGCTACGTCGAAGAAGTCAAACAGCAGCCTAGTCATTGAGTCCTCACAGGTTTACGAGGATGAATCGATCCGTACTTGCTGGTGCTGCTGTGAACGCAGAGCTGACGGTGACGGCTTTAGTCGTGCCATCATACGCGCTCACCTTCTTCACCTGCCCGGCGAGCGCGCCGGAAGTGAACATGATTAGAGCGTCTTTCCAGTAGTCCGTCGTTGCCTCCGTTCGGTCTGTTCCGAAGACCGTAGAGGTAGGAGATGGGGAGGCGATAACAGCGCCAGAAGGGTGCCCAGAGGTGGCTACCTGGAAGTCTACAGGGTCTATGCCGGACGACTCTACATACACGTGAACAAAGTCAGCGTTCATCTCTGTAGCAGTCAGCGTCAGGGAGTAGCGGCCCGCGCTAATCTCCACTGGAAGGTTGGTCGTGTTACTGAAAGCTCCTCCATCTTTGCTGATCTTGGCCGAGCCAGACGAAAACGTGTAGCCAGTGTACCTGTCTGGCCTGGACACGGAGCTAACAGCCGGAAACGAGAGAATGAACGCCTTGTTTCTAATCGGCATCACAACCCCACTGCGCTGCTTTGCGCACAGACCATTGGAGGGGAAACGGAGAGGTGAAATGAGGCTTCGTAGTAGGAGAAGGTAGAGTTCTCTAGGCTACCTTCAGAGCCTACGACAATTGCTAGGCCCTGCCCAGGACGCAGAATAATTCCGCCGTCCTGCCCACCAGTAGCATCAAACAGTAGAAAGCTCTTCCCCATAGGGAAGGCACTTGGGGCTCCTTCATAGTAGGGAAGGGGGCCGAACGTCCTGTTTCTAAGCCTACCCATCTTGTGCTGCTGGGCAATTGGCATCGCTAGTGCCTGCTGTCCGGTGTGCCAGTCAATTGGAGCACCAAAGTTTTCTCCGGCTGGCTTAGCCCTGAAAGGGCCGGCCACAGCCTTCAATCCAGCTGGTACAGGAACAGCTGTGTCATGTCTAGAGAAGACTTCCGTGTCATCTCCTCCCTCGTAACCATCGATTAGCAGCAAGCGAAGGCGCACGTTCTGGTTAGAGTCTCCATCATCAGGCACGGAAATGCAGCACACCTCATAGACATCAGAAGCATGTGTGTTCATTACTGCAAGGATGGCCTTGTCCAGCCTTCTAGTAGTGCCTATTTTAGCAGAACGGTAAACGTAAGTAGAGCCAGTGACCGTATTACAAAGGAATAGCTCGACACGCATAGCATGGGGCTTACCCCAGGCAGTTTGCATAAGAGCGAAGCCTTCATTAGGTCTTAGAATTATGGGCTCTATATCAGTACCAAGAACAGCTCTGAAAAAGTCTGAAGAGGAAAGTGGTTGCCACTTGTTCCCTCCGCTAAGCACCTTGCTAGCCAAGCTAGCGTTAGCTGTAGTGGTTGAGAACGCCGGGCAATCAGCCAACCGTCTGAAGAAGTCAGTAGGTGTAACAGCGTCTGGGGCACATACTACAGCAACATCAGCTGGATCGTTAGCGTTAGTGTCCATCTTCACAGGAGACACAGCTATGCCACTTCCAGCAGTCATGGCGCTAATACGCTGAATTGCCAGGTTCGCTACGCCCACAACGGGGTTGCCCCCTCCCGCAGGGTAAAGGTAGACGGAGCGAACCTCGACAAGCCCATCAGACATTCCATTGTACACGCAAGCCACACCATCCTGTAGTGGGGCTGAATCTACAGCTTGAGCGTGGTAGGTGTACGAGAAGCGCATGATTACTCCAGGTATTCCAGTTCAGTCCAGTTGAAGCTCTCTACGTAGGCTGCGCCGTCTAGTGCGCGCTTTTCACCGAAGTCTACCCAGATGGTGCCGTCTCGTTCTACACGGTCTACAGCACCTTCTCTAGGTCCAGGAGCAGGGGCGTTCTCTACAGGATAGCCCCCTCCTCTATTGGTGGCGGAAACGCGCTTTCCTGGAAGACCAAAGAGTGCAGTGGTCCGTTCCTCAGGAGTCATGGCCGTTAGTTCAGCTTTAGACATTGGTAAACTCCAGTTCTGCGTCAGCAGTGCCTACTGCGGAAGAGCCAGAGTGGAAGATTTCGCATCCCTGGGTAGTCCGACAAGTAATGGGTTCAATGTTAGAGTCTCCGTAACCGGCGTTCCAGATTTCAGCGAACGGAACGAGTAGCTCCCATTCATCTTGCGTCGCCGCGGAGACGGTGGGCTCGTCGTTAGACCAGACAAGACGGCGGAAGATGTCAGAACCTGTGACGGTCTGGTTGGTTCCGCAAGTCGTGTTCGCGTCTAGAGCGGCACTGTTCGTGTCGTGCTTCACAGGAGTTACAGCAGTACCAACAGACGCAGCCGTGATGCGACGAACCTGTAGCGTGGTGAGCACGCCGGTTACAGCGCCAGTGCCGTTGTTGAAGAAGTAGCAGCGATACACCTTGATGATCTTTGCTGACGCAGCACCGTTGAAGACATTGAGCATGTCCTTAGCATTAGCATAGGTAATTGCTGCTGAAGTTGCGCGCCAAGTGGCAGCCATTAGTTACTCCCTACAGAGATGAAGCGAGTTGTCTCCCGCTCGGTTGCCTCAAAGAAGACCTGATCGCCCTTGGTATCTCCGCGGGCGCCAATGACGCGCTGGTTGACCTTATATTCGGACAGCTGCTTGATTGCCGCCGCTAGCTCGTCCCGCTTAGGCCCTAGAGGTAGGCCCAGAAGACGCTGCTTCTGGTGGGGTAGCGCCCAGTCCACCGCCTTACGTAGCGCAGAGTCTGGCAGTGCCATAGGTACGTCCAGAATCCAACCCTTGTCAGCGTCCCAGTGAAGACGCATCCGTTGATTAGGAGACATGATCATGTAGAGCCTCGTTCAACCGCTGAGGGCGAAAATCTTGTTAGCGCCGTTATCCCACGCCACTGAGACGTTTCCGCCGGAAGTGGTGAAGGGAAGTCCGGACGCTGTGTCCACGAAGTAGATGAGACGAGCCGTGGCATCCACACCTGTGTGTTTGTAGATGAGCAGAGCTTCCACCGAAGTGGCCGGCACAGAGGTGAAGGTAGGGTCGTCAGCGTCGAAGACGCCGTTAGTTACCGTCTTCGTGGTTAGAGCAACGGGAGTCCCGATGCGCGCTCCAACAGCTACAGACGACAGGAACTCGTGAGCGGCGCTGAAGGTGTACAGTGCTGTGTCGATGAGCACGGCCCGGATATCATCTGTCTCTAGATTGATACCGGCCTTTAGGATCTGCTCTTTGAACTTGTCGTATGTCGTATTAGACATTGGGCTTGTCCTCTTCCTTCTTCTCTTCCGGCTTCACCATTAGGCCTGGAATCTGAAGTTCCTTGCCCTTTAGAAGCAGGTCTACGCCGAAGTAGTGGCCCACGATAGCGATGACCGCTGCCTGGCAGCCTTGAGCGAAGGCCATCCGCCAGGGTTGGCCGGTTAGAACGGCGTTCACCACGCCAGCTAGTGCGCCCAGAACGACGACAGCCAGTGGGCGATACTTCGCGGGGATGCTCGGGCCCTTTACGTCTTCCTTTAGGAGGCGCATCACGAGCCCGATGACGATGGCAGCACTAAGCCACCAGTTCTTAGAGAAGAGGGATTTCAGTAGCTCGAGTTCCATTACAGCCTCCTAGGCAACGAAGTTGTGACCAGTGCTGGCGGTTTCTAGCGCCTGCTTGGTAGTGCTTCCGAAGTTCCCGTTAGGCCCTTCGGCGAGCCCGTGAACTAGCAGGTTAGAGATGCAGTAGCCAGAGGAGCCACCGCCAACGGCATAGCCGCAAGCTTCATTGTTGCCCACAAATAGAGAGCGAATACCTCCATCATCAAAGATGCCGGGGATGCGGATGGGAGAACCACCGGCAATGCAGTAGAGTTCGATGAAATTGTTGCTGCCTCTGGCCTGGTAGCATCCGCCGAAGTAGACGGCCCCCACGTCACCAGTCATCGTTCCCGCTCTGGTGTAGACAGGAGCCTCGATCGTGTTCCCCATGGCCACAGGAGCCTTCACACCCGTGAACATGCGCAGAGGGGCGCCGGTCTCGGTCGCGGCGGTCCTGTTCGTCGAGTAGTGACCCTGCTCTACGCAGATGAAGCTTAGCCAATAGTCGTTCATGACGGAGTCATTCAGACTGATGATGGCTCGCTGAGCCTCGCTGCTTCCGTCTAGAGCGCGGGTATAGATGCGGTTATTGTTGAAAACGACCCCAGTCGCTCTTCTATTGGTATTGGTGTAAGCAGAGGCGCCAGTGCTCGCCCTCATAGATACACCAAGAAGGCACGGAGTGTCCATGAAGTGGCCCACGGAGTCAGCCGGCCACGTGTCAACGTCGACGCCTAGGATGCTACGCCAAATCCACTTCTGGTTGGCTGCGTCTTCTCCGCCGAGGTCGAACGAGTTGCCGTTGCCTGTGACGTTATAGACTCTAAGGGCAGAGAGTCCGACGCCGTCCTGGTAGGTAGGCATTAGCACGAAGCCCCAGGCGCACACCTTGGTAGTGGGCGATCCAGGCCATCCGTAGCCGTTAGAGCAGCTCATGTTCACTTCGTTGTCGTCGAAGTGGACGTTGTGGATTCTGGTGGTCGCCGCCGCCGTAATTGAGTTGAAGGCGTGGATGAAGCAACCCCAGGCCGTGAAAGCAGAAGCCGTCTGCCCCAGGTAGGTCATGTCGAAGTAGTTGTGATGCACTTCGATGGCGCTGCTCGGGTCTCTACCCTTGGTGCAGCTGACGTAGGCCGCAGCCACGGTTTGGTTGTTAGAGACATCCTTGATTAGAACGCTCCCACCGTAGGAGCTTCCATTGAATGGTGCCGTGCCGTCAGCCGGAGCGATATAGCCAGGCTTCCCCTTGCCACGAGCGTTCAGGAACTGGTTCTTGTAGATGTCCAGCTTTCCGTACTTGCCATTGATGTGGACAGACGGAATAGTGCAGGTGGCCGTGTAGACGAAGTGATTATGATGCATGTCTAGAGTCAGAGGAGAGGTAGCTCTGTCTGGCTCTACAACGACACCAGCATGCGTGCCGGCGTCACTAGTCATCAAAAACACGTTGTGGTCTACTTCCCATTCGTGCTGCGTGCTGTCTGCCAGCGTCGACAGGTAGAGGTGCTGCGCCACAAGCGGGTTACCTGTGGAGTCAGCCACGAAGTTACGCACAGCGGAGCCGCCAAAGCCTTCAAAGATGCAGTTCTTGATTCTGACCTTTGCCGCCTTGATAGCGACAGGGCCAGAGAAGATGCAGTTCTCTAGAACGACTTCGTATCCCTCGAAATAGAAGTAGCTACCCTTATAGGTAGCATCTTGATTCTGGCGAAGGCGTAGTTCGCGCAACTCGATGCGGTCCGCTGCCATCACCAAGATGGCCGGATCAGCAGCAGCTCTAGAGGCAGACACCGTGTTCTGGAAGTAAAGCTCCGTTACGGACGGGCCATCTCCCTCCACGATGATGTTGGACTTGGTGTTCAGGTATGAGTAGGTCGTTCCGCCGCTGCCGATGGTTCCGAACTTGCGAATCTTTCTAGTGAAGATCCACGAGCCACGTCTTACGTGGTAACGCAGCGTCTTAGAAGCCCCAACAGCACCATCGCCTTGCCCGGTCATGGGGATGGCTAGCGCGCGCTCTACGCCGTCTTGGTACGCCAGGTGGTTAGCGTTACCAGTAGTGCCGACGATAGCTGTGTAGACAGATGGAGTGGCTCCCAGCTCCTCGAACGAGGGTGTTCCAGCGTAGCCTCTAGTTACCTGCCCATTGTACCAGATTAGGTCCGGTCCTTTGCGGTAGCAGAGAATGAAGCTGCCAGGGTCCTTATTGAAGGACGTTAGAGCAGCAACAGACAGCTTCTCCGTGAAGAATGGACCGAAGGTAGGCGACGTGGGGGCTGGAGTCTGATCGAATACCCAAGAGCCAGCCACGGTGTCTTTAGCCAGCCTTCCTGAGCCGCCTGCCGCACCTTGTTGCGTTAGCCAGCCAAGAGCCTGGTCTTCTGCTAGAGCCCAGCCATCTCCAGGCACAAGAACTACGGGGCTACCATCAGTGGTTCCTGCCCCTGTAGAAGCCCAAACCTGCCCTGGATTAGAAGCGACGTAGTGCTTAGGTCCTTCGGCGCTCTTCACGTAAAGACCAGTCATGTGGTCTTCAGGATTAGCGTTGTCAGTGCGCTTTCCGATGACTAGCTTGGAGTTGTCTAGGTTCCATACGATCATGCTGTCAGCTTCGCCGGAACCCTCATCAGAGCTGCCAGAAGCCGATCCAGACGGTCTTAGAGTCTTGATGAATGTCTGACGGTTCTCACCCGAAACAGGGTGACGTAGGTCCAGCACATCCCCCGAGTTGATGTTAGTGGAAGCTGCCGCTCTGTAGTACTTGCAGAAGAACACACGGGCAGTGTTCCCCTTCCAGATTCTGGGGTCGGTCACCACTGGAAGAGCAGCAATGCCTGACACGGCCGCAGCATAGCTGACCGTGCTTTCCGCCTTATGGTAGGTGATAGACATGGCAATGCGCCGCGCAGTTTCGCCCAGCTGCGGAACAGCAATAGAGGCGTCTCCTGCGCTGTCTACCTCTGCCCACGTCACGTCGGCGTAGATGTAGCCGTAGATGTCCGAGCCACCAACTACAGGAAAGGACAGGCCAGCAGCCGTTAGGTCCAGGTCAGAATCTAGCGTGACTCTAAAGCCTTCGATCCAGCACGAGCCCTTGGTCAGGAAAATCTTAGCCGTACCAGAGGCATACGGTCGGAAGCCAGTTCCCGCCGCGTAGACAGGGCGCAGGCTACTAGCCACGTCAGTAGCTCTGATGCTCCCCGCCAGGATGGCGTTGGTCGTCTCGGCTTCGTCTACTGCGCCAATCTTCTGGCCCTCGTTCATGTCCGCGTCGACAGGAGGGGTGCCAAGCTGGTGAATTACTAGCTTGCGGTTCTTAGAGTCCGTGAACGAGTCTCTGGTAGTGCGCATGTCATCTCCTATAGGAACTTCACAACGGGTCTAGCCTCGAACATACAGAACGTGGGCATTAGCCGCATGAACTGTGCGTAGCGAGCAGCGTTCTCCGGGGACAGGATGACGTAAGACGCCTTAGTGCCGGAGAACGAGCTGAGGTCTGTACCCGTCTTCATGTCCAGGTACAAGTGCGTGGCATCATTATAGATGACTTTGAAGAGCTTCTTCTGCTCCCAGTTGGGGTTTACATAGTAGCCCAGCCACTGGTTAGTGGTCCAAGCCTTGGTGTAGTCCTCCAATTCGTTGGCCGCGACTCGAGTCACAGAGCCATAGTCGGAGTAGCCCTGGGAGAAGGTCAGCACCACGTCCTTTGGAGTGGGAGCCCAGCCGAAGCTAGTAGGCGCTCCAAAGCCCGTCAGAGTGGACCATGGTCCAGCGTAGAAGTCGCTCAACAGGCGCGTGTCCCAGCGTGGATCGTACACAGGAGAGAACTCCCCGATGTACAGCCTAGCCTTTAGAATCGGCTTTCTGGTGGCGAACGTCACACCAGCAGGGTCGAAGTCAAAGGCCAAAGAGAATACGCCAGATGCCACAGCTCCAGAGAGGTGGAGAACTGTGTCTCCAGTAATGGCGTCTGTGGCATCGCTTGTTACGACCGTTCTGATAGTCCCGGCCGAGTCGATGATCTTGTGTCCTGCCCAGGCATTAGTCCCCCACACAGGCTCAGCTGCCGGAGAAGGGAACTGCTTGGGATAGGAAGTGAGGTCTACGGCAGTAATGGTGAAATCACTACCAGCTGCTGTTCCAGTTCCGGTAATCTCAGCTCTGGGAAGCCCATTACTGAAGGTTATCCGAGTCTTCCCGGCGGAAGTGGTCACATCGCTGACGCAGCACCAAGAGCCCATCTCATCGATGACCATAGCCACGGTTTGGTCAGAGGAGGACGTGTCAGGAGGGGCTGTCGCCGCTGTGATGCCATCTGCCTTGTAAAGGCTGGTGGCTGTAGGCACGTCTAGGTAGTTAGCCCCAACCTCTACAACCCATCCGACGGGTGTGTACGTCGGCGTCTTGGCGATGTTCTTTCCGATTAGAATGTAAGACTCTTTGTCCCACGAAACAACGAATCGGTTTACGCCGCAAGACGGGTCAACCAGCTCTTTACAAGTGGCATCCCATCCAGTGAACAGCTTTCCCAGGGTTACCAGCCCGTTACAGGTGCCCTTCTGCTTGTTGGCTACAGCGATGCCCATTGCTAGGCGGCGCAGCACTCCAGCGTCGAAGCTCTGCTCAGGAGTGACGCCGAACATGGCTAGGTGAGCAGAGATTAGACCCTTCTGGTTCTCTGCCTCTCCTAGGCGTCCGGCCGGCATGTTTTCCGCGTCACGGAGCAGAAGCAATGCTTCTAGCCAACCCCGGTAAAGGTTGACGCTGCATTGGATTACAGTGCAGTAATCGCGCAGCTTGTAGCGCTGGGTACCTCTGGCCTCTTCCTGGTCAGCCTTTCGGTAGTTGTCAGGAAGTAGGTTGTAGACGTAGTCACCCTCAGCCTTGTTGTAATCCTTGATAGACAGCCCCTCTACGAAGCTGTTGTCATCCGCGTTCCAGACGTAGCTAGGACCCGGAGAGTAGGAAAACAAGACGGTGTAGTAGTAGAATTTCCCCTCAGCGAGGCCAGTATCACTGTGAGAGGCCTTCACAGCACCGTCATAGATGGTGTCGCCTTCATCGCTATCGTAGAGCGCGTAAGCCCAGGCGCTTCTACGAATCTTCACTCTAGTGATGCCAGCAGGGTTTACCCACGCCAGGTCAATCTGCTTGCCCTCGCAAAACGTCTTAGCAGTTAGGCTGCTGATAGCCCCCACCAGAGTAGAGAACGAAAAGGACATGTAGGAGTAGGCTGTAACGGCCGCGTTGTAGGCGAACGCAGTAATCACAACGTCTTTCACCGTGAAGACAGGGTGAGTGGCGAACGTAACGACGCGCCTCGTTCCTACAGTAGCCACGGAGCCTGTGTACCCCGCCTGAAAGCCCGCTCCAGCAGCGTCGTACGCCAGAACGCCATTGAACCACACCTTCACAGAGGCGTTGCTGACAGTAGTAGAGCAGTCTATATCCACGACTACTGGGGTTACAGCGAAGGCTACGTTCTGCTCGCCGTTCTCCGGCGTGCTGGCGTACAGGTAAGGCTTATTGACGGGAGCAGTCACTGGTCTCTCCTACAGGCGGAGGCCGCCAGAAGTACGAATCGTTAGGTTCGCGCTGGTTAGACGCGGATACTCATCCGGCCGCAGACGAATGTCACTTTCCTTAGGGTACACATCCAGGTAGAGAGAGTCACCAGCTAGGAAGGGGGTTGCCCCAGCCGCTAGAGTGAATTTCACGCTGCCATCTGGAGACGTGTACTGGCTTCCGACAGTAACAACGGTCGGAGTGGGAGAGTACGTATAGTACTCAGCTTGGGGCTGCGTCATGGCGAACAAGCTGGGAGAGCCTGTAGCCAGGACGATGTCTGTATCGCTAGCGCTAGCTACGTCTACCAAGCTAGAAGCCGTTCTGTACGGAGCCAGCTTGTAGCCCGCGAAGCTGACGACGCCTTCAGAGTCGAACTGCTTCCCAGTGTCTGTTAGCTCAGTGTCGCTCAGGTAGCTGACGCGACCGACGATGCGCTCATACACGTGGTATTGAGCAGATGACACTAGAAGTATGTAGTACTCTCTTCTCCGCTGTAGGTCATTCAGAATAATGGAGCCTACAGTGCCATCGCCCGTGTTTCCCTCATCTCTGATTCGCGCGACTGGATCGATGTCCATGCGCTCGATCTCTACGCGGTCGATACCCTTCGTCTTTAGAGTAGCGAAGTAGTTCTGAAAGCGAGTCTGCGCTAGCAAGTACTCTTCAGCTTCTCCAGTAGAGACAACGGCCTCGAAATCAAGGTTGTCGAAGTCTAGTAGACCAGTGCCTGCGCTGTTCAGCAGCCCGTTCTTCAGCGTCAGTTCGCCATCAGTTGCTCTTACCGCCGGATTGATGTGTGCCAGCAGCTGCAAGCGAAGGTCCTTATAGGTGGGCCCGAACACCTTTACTCTAGCTGCGTGCCCCTTCTTTCCAATAAAGGCAGAAGACACGTTCTTCTTCAGCGTGGAGCTAGGAGAGCCTCCACCTGTAGGAGCCACGATGAGACGAACGACGTTAGAGCCAGGAATGACATCCAGGCTAGCTCTGCTTTTCTTTACGCCGCTGACCTTGTTGGCCATGGCTTCGTAGTCGGGTAGTGACACGGCTCTGTCATTGGTGGACAGAAACCCTGGGATGGCTTGCTTAGCTGAAGCCAGCGTCTGCTCATTATCGCCGCCGGTAGCTTCCACCTGGCTGTTGGTCACGCCAGTAACGTTGCTGTGCGCCGAGACAACTGTAGTGATGGCCGTCTTATTCAGGTTTCCACGCTTGCCGCCTCCCTGGCGGAAGGTGCCTCTGATCTCTACGCCGCTACCAGGCTTGGCGCCATGAATGCCGTCTCCAAAGAGAATGAAGAGGAAGCCCTCGTCATCTCTGATTAGACGGTAAACCTGTGCAGTGCTCGCCTGCATAACGAGGTTCAGAACTCTAGTCCATCCCACGCCGCCTACAGTGATGGAGACGGAGTCGAAAACGATGGAGTCCTGAGGGAATTGCCACTTCTGATTGGCAGCGCCAGTGCCTACGCCAACAAGGTATGCGTCGAAACGCTCACCTTCGATGGCGGACACGTCAACGTAGCCGACGCCCGGGTAGGCAGCGACGACGGTGTCAGAGATGGGCTGGAAGATGACCTCGTCTTCCGTGCTTCCATTAGAGAACTTGTTGTCCACCTTGGTCAAGGTGAACGGATAGGCGCCAAGCGGGTTCAAGCTCACGCGCAGGGTTGTGGTGGAAGAGACTGGGTAGGTCAGCTCCATGCCGATGGTACGAGCGAAGGCTTCCACGTTAGCCTTGCGCACAGCAGCACCAGTGAAGGCTTCACGTAGCATAGAGTTCAGGTTATAGGTAAGCAGGTCCCCGATATAGCACTGCATCTCTAGAAAGACGACGGCCCATTGGGTGTCATTGAAGTCGGTCCAGCGGTCAGGATACTTCGCTTGAGCGTAGGCGATTAGGTCTGCCTTCAGCGCGTCGAAGTCCATGCTCGTGTAGTCAACTACCGGGCTAACGCGCCGGATGGAGAGGTCGTTACCGCTGGCCATTACAAGTCTCCTTCATTGATCGAGTACGGAATGGTCTTGTTGTCTATCCTACCAGTGCTCTTGTAACGAAAGCGGAGGTCTAGATAGACGACAGCTGCGCCGTTCCCATCCTTCAGAGCCCTAGCGCTGGTTTGTACTCTGTCGATTCTAGGCTCGTACTTCTCTAGAGCCTCTTTGGCAGCAGCTGGAAGAAGAGCTATCGCGGTATCCGAGTCTTCAAAGACCAAGGCCGGGATGATCGTCCCGATGTCTTCGTTCATCACACGCTCGCCTGTGCGAGTTTGGAGAAGGTCCAAGATGCACTGATACGTGTTGGCCTCTTCTTCTACGCCCGCGAAGTCTTGCGTAGAGCTGTCTACTTCTAGTGGAGCTTTCAGGCCCTTTCCCAACAGGGAGCGCGCCAGTAGGTCATTAGCTAGCATCTACTTCCCTTTCAGCCGCAAACGTCGAGCAAGGTTACCACGCTTTGGAGAGACGTGATGATTGTGGTCAACTTCTCGATCGTCATGTCTGATTCGGAGAAGTCGATGCTGCTCGTTCCAGCTACCGCAGCCAGAGGAGGCAGTGCGGTCAGCAGAGCGTTGATGAACAGAATTACGATACCTACAGAGTTCAGCTTTAGAGAGATGTCCAGCTTCAGCTTTACAGTCTGTCCCTGAAGACAGAGACCCATCTCTTGCAGGCTCAGGTCTGGTGACGCTGCTAGAGATGCCGCCGCTGTGTCGTTCTCAGCTACTAGCTGGAGCATCTCTCTGATGCAGGACAGCACGCAGATGATAACGTTTAGAATGTCCTTCACTACCCGGCAGTAGGCCACGTAGTTCTGCCCGGAGAACTCGCTTAGCAGCTCTGCGCAGCCAGCCACCTCTTCAGCGTATCGCGCTATATCGGAAATCTTGGGTGGTGAGATGAGGCCAGGAAGCTTCGTGATGAAAGTGACTGCCTTTAGAAGACAGTCGGCCAGCTTCAGAATGGGCATGAAGCCAGACAGAGACACTGTGATGTTGTCTAGAAGGTCCTTTATTCCCTCACAGGACGTGTCTGGCGCTGTGAACACAGGCAGGCCAAACGGCAGACGTACCTGCAACGGTCCAGGGCACGAGAAGGGTGGAGCGGCACAGAAGACGACCGGAGCAGTTGTTTCAGCCATTAGATTGCCTTTACATCTCGGTTCAGGACTCTGCCTAGTAGCGTCAGCTGGTGCCCGTTCAGGTGGATGCCGTTAGCTCCCACAGCTAGAGCGGCTCCTCCTGGATAGACAACTCTAAAGGTGGCGTTTTCCTTCATCAGGAAGTTGACGTCTCCGCCGGAGTGGAAGTGCTGCGCACCCTTAGAGCGGACATGCACACTGCCGTCTGCGTCGATGAGGATGGTGGTCCCCTTCGGATGATAGTACCTGGCGCGTGGATTAGAGGGGCTGTCATCCAGCTCGAGGATGTGCCCAGATTCGCTCTGGAACACCTTGTTGTATGGGTAGACAGGAGGGACAGTCTTGGCACCATCGGCAGGCAGCGTTGCAGTAATCTTGAAGCTTCCGAAGCCTCCGGAGTCCCCTGTGGCCTGTGCGAGCCACGTCGGGTCTGCTGCACCCCTTGCCGCCGGAGGTACGCTGGTCTGGCTGCTCTTCCGCCCCCACGTGTAGAGTGGGTATTGAACCATTCCTAGTTCAAAGGTGATAGAGACCTCTTCGCCCACAGGAGGTACAGCTACAGCTGCTCCCTTCGGAAAGGCCCAATCTAGTAGAGAGTCTGTGCCGTTCCCGTCTCCGATGATCTGCGGGCAGAGAACACGTACTCTTCCTAGTTGCTTGGGGTCGGCTCTGTCTTTGACGAAGCCCACGTACTCTCCGAAGAAGCGATCTCTGTTCTCTTCAGAGACGCGGTCCTGTCCCAGATGTACTTTAGTGTTTACGCCCAGGCTCATTTGCTGGCCCCCGGTAGTATTACTGTCTTGCTGCCGGTTTCGGCGTTAGCAACGATGATGGGCTTTCCGTTAGGATTGCCGCCCACACCCTTGTTGTTCTTGTTGTCGGCGTTCTTTCCCGCCTGGCCGTTGTTGGCATTACGACTCCAAGTACAGGTCGTGCCGTGTCCGGAGCCGTCAATGGTGTAGGTGGCTTCCTTTAGATACCACTTTCCGTTCAGCTGCTTCTCTACGCCGTCCCATTCGTAGATGTTGGCTACTCGCAGAGACGGGGTTAGAGGGTGCGTGCTACTAGCTTCGTTGGCCTTGTCCAGCATCTGCGAGTGTGCCGCGTTCACTAGAGACTTGGTGTCAGCTCCAGAAGGTGCAGCCTTCGTAATGGCGTCTGTCTTCTTAGGGACGACATAAGCCGCGCCAGTCTCCGCGTTCTTTACGACCATGAATTGCGGAACCTTAGCCCCTAGGCTGGGATCCTTGCTCTTGTCTGTTGCAGCGCTGGCTGTGGGGCTGGCGGCTCCAGATTGGATGGGACCCAAGCTCTTCAAGGTCGGCTTGAATTCCTTCACGTAAGAGAACTCATTAGGGTTGTCGTAGTAGACGAGCTTTCGCTGTGGAGCGGAATCAAAGCGCTTTCTCACGAAGTAGAGGATAGGAGGAGACCCGTCTACGTACATCTCGTAGTCAAGGTCTGCCGCTAGGTCCCTCAAGAATTGAAGGTCGCTAACAGACTTCGGTTGGATGAAGTCCTTCTTTCCGCCGTCCTTAGTGTCCTCTACTATGGCCTCCATCCCAGCCTGTCTGGCGATACGACGAGCGATGTCAGACGAGGTCAGCTTTCCCCAGTTCTTTCCGGTGGACTTGCCTGCCAGCTGTAGAGACAGGTCGAACAGGGAGATAGTGACCATCTGCTTGTCGTTGTATTCCGGCTCCACGTTGCGGATTACAGCAGTGATGATTGAACTCATGTCATTGAAGTAGCCGAAGCGGAACTTCCATGTGACATTGGGGTACAGACGTCGGTCATCCATCAGCCTTCTAGAGCTGTTTTTGAAGACGAACTGTGTCTCGGCGGCTTTGGTGGAGCTGGCCTTGTAGGAGAAACTGGTAAGCACGGCGAGTAGATCGTCCGCCGGCTTGTCGTCTATGTAGAGATAGAGCATCGGCGCGAAGTTGCGCCAGCTGTAATTGCCTCCATAGACCTTCTTTCCAGCGTACGGTTCTGCGGGCATTACGGCACCAGTGTGTTCATCTTGTTGGAAAAGTCGGTCAGCTCAAAGAGCGTGCGCTGGATAGTAGGAATTACCAGCGTTGGCCGGTAGAGATAGAGCACGGACACGCGGCTCTTCGCAGCTATGACGCCGATTGCAGTAGTGAAGGCCACGACTCTGATCCGCAGGCTGCTCTTGTCCACGGAAACGACGGTAGTGGTGTACTTCACGTTCGTATTCAGGTCTTCAATCTCGATTTTCTGGTTGGGCTTGAAGCCTCTAGTCGTTGAAACCTGGATAGTCTCATAGGTGACGCTGCCAGTTAGAGACGAAGTTAGGCTGGCCAGTACCTTCCGCTTTTCTCTGATGAGCAGGTCGGTGAAGGCGTCCACAACATCTGATAGGTCGGCTATTACCCAGTAGAGCTTACCAGTCCCGAGCTTCCTCCAGGAGATGTTAGAGAGCGTGTCTCTGTCAGCTATGGAGTACGCCTCGTTGTCGATGAAGACCTTACGGGTAAGCCGAGGACGGATGTCCAGATGGTCAGGCTCAATCTGCCCAGTGTCGTTCACTACTCTAACGACGTTGGCGTAGTTGTATCTGCTATTCAGGCCAATCATCGCTTCTCCACTAGGAATTTTGAAATTGACGCGCGTAGAGAATTGGAAGTATTCACAGGGTAGCAAGCGAACGCGAAAGCTAGATTATTTGTACTGTGAAGGATCGCCGGATTTCCTCCACTGAAATCTACTACTGCCAGTTGCCTAAGTGTTAGCGACGCTTGATCTGGGAAGTTTCCTCCAACCGAAGCCCCTGTCAAAATGCTAGTAATACCTTGACCCCTTCCGGAGATTAGAACAACGTCGTGAGATGGGTTGTCTGTTCCGCTAGCCGGAGTGGAAGTCCCTCCCGCAAGCGTTCTCCTGACTTGCCAGCATTGACCACCCGACCCTGTAGAAAAAAGCCTTGCAAGAGCAATTCTATAGGTTGTGGTTTGGAATTGTTCTATCGCAAAGTCTGCCGTTTCAAAGTCCGAAGCAATGCCAGTAGTAGCGAACTTCAACCAAATTCTATAGTCGGAATCCGGAGGGATTCCTAGATCAGACCATTTTATTGCCCAAGTGGGAGCGGTGTAAGTAGGCCCGTATAGATCCGAACTAACAGCGGACGGATCGATTACCAGTCCCTCTCCATTGACGGTCCGCATCTCTGCGACGTTGGCTACGTTCTTGGCGTACCAAGTCTTGCCATCGATAGTCACAGCGCCATCTGCCCCCGGCGTGACGCCTGTAGCTAGAGCGCTGAAGTCTACCGAGTAGACAGGCGTCCAGCCGGCAGAGAGCGTTCTGGCACCGAAAGAGCCCGTCAGGTTTAGTCCGGCGCCTACTGTGATGGTCTCTCCAGAGCCTGCCGTGACGCCGACAAGCCCAGTGCCAGAGGGGAGGCTTCCGCCCCCTCCTCCAGCACCTGGAGGGCCCGCTGGTCCTCGCTTAGGAAAGCCCTGCTTAGAGGTAGAGGGCTTGGGCATTCCCATTAGCCACCTCCCCTCAAGAAAATCTGATTAGAAAAGACACTCTTGGTTACGTACCTTTTCATGGTCAGAGCCACAGTTGCCTTGGTCGGGTCCAGTCCAGGAGAGAACTCGGTGATGTCCAAGTCGATGTTGTGGATGGTACAGACGACGCCGTCATAGAGTCTGCCGAACGTCAGCACTACTCGATCTGGTGCGCCGTCTGCTTGGCTGTCCTTAGGGTCGGTCGGATAGGCAAACTGCCTAAAGAAGTCGATCTCTCCCGCGATAGAGAAGTCATCCCCAGACAGGATCTCCACGTCACCTCTAGCAGCGTTCAGAATCTGCCCTTTACGGCGGCGCAAGCTGGACTCCCCGCACAGCGTGAGCGTGAACGAGATTTCCTTTGCGCCACCTGAGGCAAAGCTGATTAGAGGGTCTGACGCTCCCGGGATGTTGTCCTCTACGTAGTTGACCGGGAGCTTCTCTTTGATTGAGGTCGGGTTGTAGAGGAAGGGAACGGCCTCCCCGTTGCGCTGGTTGGTTAGCCGTCCCCGTCTGACCTTGGGGGCGGAGAAGTCTACTCCTGCCATTAGAAGCCTCCATTGACGGAAACGTTAGCCTTATTGGTGGCCTTAGCGATGTGCTCCACGTTGACCTGGGGTGCAGGTAGCTTGGACATAGCGCCTGCCAGTGCTTGGATGGATTCGGGGGATAGAGTTACAGGGCCGTTACCAGCCCCCTGCTGTGCCGCCAGCTGGTTCCAGTCGAAGCTGGTTCCAGCCTTCTCCAGCTTTACACCAGCAGCGTTTAGCTGCTCCGCAGGAATGCCTCCCATCGCCGCCATCTTCTCGGCCTTGGCCTTTGGAGTCTCTCTACCGAGTAGCTTCTCCTGCTCTTCCCACGTTAGAGGTGCCAACCCGGCCTTGGCTCTTCGGTCCTTCTCGGCCTTGAGCTTCTCCATCTCGCTATTAGCGACGGTATTGGCTGCATTGCCTTCTTTTAGAAGCTGATCCTTCGTCTTGTTCTTGTCTTCAGCCAGCTTCTTCAGCTCTATCACCTTCTCGATCGCCATGACGATGCCCATAACGATTCCGCCGACGATGAGTGCTAGTGCCATGAACGGAGCCATGAGGAGCATACCAGCAGCTGTTAGGGCAATAACGGCCACGGTAGCCATAGCCAGAAGCCCGCCGATGGCGATTAGAAGACCATGGATGATCTTCCATTCCATCATCCAGTTGAAGACCTTTATGGCAGTGGTCATCAGGCCAAGCATCATCTTCGTGATGACGATTAGAGAGGTGGCGATGTCTCTTCCGGTGTTCGCCCAGTCTTTTCCAGACTTGTTGGTTGCTGCCGTTTGCAGAGTCGTTAGACCCAACATGTCAGCGAACAATAGAAAGGCTTTTTTCAGCTCTCCTAGAAGCTCCAGTGCCGTGGGACCCACGCTCAGAGATAGGTCGTCCATCGTGGCAGTGAAGCCATCCCACAGCTGATTGAGCCGTAGCCACACCTTCATTACGCCGTCGACGAAGCCTTCCATGCCCGACTTCTTTAGAGCGTTGTAGGTCTCAATCGACATCTCCGAAGTGGTGCCGTTGAAGGTGCTAATCATCTCGTACAGCGCGGAGAAGACTACCTTGATCTTCTCGAACATGCTGATTGGTGTCTGTAGCTCTCGCTTGGAGGTGTCAGAGATGGATTTGATACCCAGCCCGATGGACATCAGTACGACGCCCAGTAGCACCATTAGAGGTAGCAGGAATACAGAAGCTGCCAACAGTGGGAGCAGCACCTCGGAGCCGATTGCCATGACACCAGCAATCACGCCGCCGATGGCCAGGATGAGGCCGGCGAAAGAGCCCACGAGGATTAGCACAGCCGCGTTGAAAGCCACGAAGATAGCTACGACCTTGGGAAGCCACGGGTATTGCTTTACGAGGTCTCCCAGGAAGCCCACGAGCTTGGTGCCCCATTGTACTGCTAGGCGAATCGGGTAGATTAGGATCGTGAAGCCCTCTGCTAGAGCCTTCATGATGTCCTTATCCTTAGCGATGTCACCCAGTACATCCACGAATTCGGCCATGTCAGCCGTCAGGTACTTTATGCCTTCGGCTCCAGCGGCAGCCTTGATCTGCTGTAGCAGGTCAGGAATCTGCGCCATGGTCTTATTCCAATTCTGCGCCTTTAGAGCACCGGCTCCTCCATACAGAGTAGCCAGTTCCTTGATCATCGTGTTGTACTTTGCTTGGGGGTCCTTAGCAGCATCAATGGCCTTTTTCCACTTCTCCGTGACCTCTTTAGGTAGGTCTAGAGCGTCTCTGATGGATTTCATGTCTCCAGAGATGGCTTCACGGAGAGAGAACATAAACTTCTGAGAGTCTCTTCCAGAAGCGTCGGCAGCATCCTGAATGACTTCTAGGGCTCTTACGTATTCTCCGGTCTTAGACAGGAACTTCTGACTGGACTCGTCTACGCCGCCGAAGGGGTTGATCTTCATGCGGCCGAGACCTGACGCTAGCTGCGCAACGTCCTGGAAGCTGAAGGTCAGTTTCGCTGAATCCTTTAGAACCTCGTCATAGACAGATTCCCATTGGCTGCCGAATGCGAACTTCAGGTCTGCTTGTGTATCCTGAAAGGCAGCTGTCTCAGTAAAGATGTCTTGGATGAATTCCTTACCCCGCGTTCTAACGGTGTCGGAAAGCTCCACGAACTTCTGCGACAGGCCCTGAATCTGCTGGGCAACGGCAGCGATGGCCGCAGTACGCGTATTAGACGCAACTTGGTCCATCGCCTTGCCCATGCTGTCGCCCATGCTGGAGAGCTGGCCAGCCTGGCCACGAATGTCCCCGATGGACTTAGAGATGTTCTCTAGTTCCTTCTTCGCGTTACCCGAAACGTCCATGTCTAGGGTGTATTTCGTGGCCATCTGTCCTCTTATCTCTTTTTGGCCTCTGCCGCCGCATCCTGCTCTGACTGGACTTGTCTCTCAGCCAGCTTCACGTAGTAGAGGCGTTCGTCTAGGTCCAGTTCCATTACGTCTTTATGAGACCAGCCCCATCTTGTAGCCAGGAGCGCAACGTCGTACCAGAGTTTCGGGAAGACTTGGCCTGTCTCGTCTTGGGTGAAGCCGTTCCCTTCGGGAAGAAAAAACTTCCGCTCTCCAGCGGCATTAGCCGGATGAACTCAGTTCCGCAGGTGGGGCATTCGATCTCCAGGTTAGTATCGATGCCGCCGCTGAACTCGTCCATCTTGGTTCTAATGTCATTACGGAAGCCCCAGTCGAGTTCCTTGACGCTCTCCATGGTGACCTGCTCGCCGTCGATCGCCTTCAGCTGTACGACCAGCTCGGAAGAAGAGATTTCGTTCTTCTTATCCCGCTGGATGGCCTCTAGACGACTGAAGTGCTTCACGCGCAGAGCATCGAACAGGATCGACTTACCGTCCACGGTTGCGGTGTAGGAGTCCAGGTCTGCGTACTCCTCCGCGATCTCGTCGATCTTCAGCTCCGCCAACATATCGATGCTCTGCTGACTCTTAGCTTCGCAGACGGGGCAAGAAACGCTGAAGCGATAGATGCCGCCAAGAGTAGTGACTCTCAGCATGATTAGAAGGTAGGTAAGGTCCGCCTGGAACATGCGGTCGAAGGCGATGTTGAACCGCTCGTTGTCTTCCGCGTTAGAGCCTGGTACTAGTGGTCCTAGCTTGGTAATGGCGCCCTTGACGAGCTTGGCCATTACAGCCCCTTCTCTGATATTAGACTTGTCGCGTAGGAAGTCCTCGTCACGCCCCTTGAGCTTACGAAGTTCTACGTTACGGAACAGTTCCCCGCCGATGCGAACACCGTTAGGAAGCTTGAATTCAGCCATTAGAAACCTCCAGATACGAAAAAGGCCAGAACCTCGCATTCAGCGAAGCCTGGCCCTTATCGTACCTCAGGTTGTAGGTTTCTGCACCAGTGGCTTACAGGATTTCCCGAGCGCCCTCGTGCGTAATCGTAAGCGATTCGATCGCGTTGTTGCTGCCCAGTGCGTCGAGGTCGGGCAGAAGTACGCCACCACTAGGCCAGGCCTCCAGGACGCGCCAACGTTTCGCGGTCTTGCCCTCTCTGTCGAGGAGCACGATATCGATGTTGCGTCTGAAGTCAGACTTAGCTCCGACCTTCTTCGCGCCCACGTCGTAGACCTGCGCGAACCAGAGGACGAAGTCTCTATCGCCGGCTCCAGTGGCGACGATAATACCACGCTCTAGCGTGAGGTCATCCCACTTGGTCATGCCGGGGCTCTTCTTCTCGGTAGTATTGTCGCCGCCCTCACGGTACGTGACAACGTCTACCTTAGGCTTTAGTCCGGTGACCTTGGAGAAGCCCATGCGCGCGAAGTTGTCAATCTCCACGCGGTAGGCGAAGGTCTTTAGAGGGTCCTCTTGCGAGGTTCTACCGAACGTTGCTAGAAATTCACGGAATCCAGGAAGCGAGTGCAGCATTGGGTCCTCTTTAGGCCGCAGCGCTAGAACCGCGCTGGTCCTGGCTGATGTTGATTACTAGGTTCTCGGTGACGTCCGGCACGTTCACACCGACATCGGCAACCATCTGCTGGGCCTTGACGATGACATCGGGGTTGTTGCTGGCATCGCAGATGCAGTAGAACGCCTGGTCAACGGTATCACCGTTTAGAAGGTTCTTTCTCCATTCGCGCTCTAGGTAGTCGGAGACGGACCGGCGCAAGCGAGCGCGGGTGTCCTCGTTGTTCGGCTCGAAGATGACCCAGCGGGTGCCTTCACGAAGCGTCACAGCCAGGTAGGTATACGTTCTAGAGACGGAGACCTGTCCGTACAGGCCCTTCTCCAGAGTGCGGCTTCCCATGACGCATTGCCCCTTGCCGGCAATGTCTTCGATGGGGTTGATGTTGACCGTGTAGAGGGTGCCACGGTCATCTCTAGAGAGCTTTCTCTCCACACCGATGGTACCTACTAGAGCCTCTGCCTCGCCAGCAGGAGCCTTCTGTACGCCGCGCTTTCTATCCGTACGAGCGTACAGACCCATGACGTAGCCGTCCGGCGGCACGTAAGCAGGCTGCCCGCTGATCGGGTCCAGGATCTGCACCCAGGGGTAGTACATCGCGCCGAAGCGGTAGGCTCCGATATTGTCCTGCTTGTACGTGACAGCCGCGGATACCGCAGTAGCCAGTGCAGGAGAGATGACGCAGTGAACGTCTTCTCTGCCAGCACAGTATTCCACTAGAGCCTTGGAGACGGCGCCGCTGGTGCCAGTTACGCCCGGAATGGCGAGGATGTTGACCTGCCCAGAGGCAACCTTGTCGAAGGCATAGACGCCGGTAGACGTAGCCGAAGAGCCCTTGTAATCGGCATCAGCCGATTGGGTCATCTCAGAGCCACCTACGAGCATGTCGCCGCCGGAAACGGTATTGACGGGGCGAGTATCCACGCCGCCAGCCATGGAGAGGCCAGAGTCAGTGAACGTTACCGGGTTCTCGTCATCCGTCGTGTTCAGCCGCGTTAGGAAGTAGTCCTTCAGGCTTAGGCTGGACATCGCCAGGTTACGATAAGGACCAGCGACGACAACGCCCTGGTCATACACCGTAATGGAGAAGGTTTCCTTAGTGATGATCGTCGTAGTCGTATTGTAGCCGCCCGCGGGGACAGTCACAGACGCTACTAGGATGATCTTGGTGTCGTCGATGCGCGAGACGATGCCGCGCTGCGTAGTGCCTTCCGTGATGGCGATCTGGTCACCCACGCGTAGCTTGGCAGCAATGGCAGACGAGCAGTTGATGACGGTCTGCGCACCAGTAGCCGTTACAGCTCCGATTAGTCCCAGTTTGGTGTCTTCCTTCGCCGCCACTACCTTCATGCCGTTGCCGGACACGCCGTAGCCGACAGCCGTGCAGACCATCGTGTTAGCAAGCGCTGCGCTCTGAAGGGTGAAGGTGGCCTTCACGTTGGAACCGGAGCCGCCGCTTCTAGTGATGCGGACGATCCAGCAGGCTCTGCCCCCGTTGTCGAAGAACGCGCGGACCGCATCAGGCCCGTACGTGTTCGTGTCATAGGAGCCGAAGATGCGGACGAACTTGGCGAAGCTGTCGACGCGGACGGCCTTGTCGTGCGGACCCTTCGTTGCGTACATGATGAACCCGCCGATGCTCACAGGCGAGGCCTGGATTACGGGGACGGCAGCTCTTCCGACTCTGGCGCTTACGCCAGGTGCGTCGAAGTTCTCAGTAGCCATTAGACACTCTCCTCTTCAGCGTGAACGCCGGGCTTGGTGATGGGAACAGGCTCCGCTTCGGGCTCATCTTGAACCAGCGTAACCATATTAGAAGCAATTAGCTCCTGTAGGTGGGGCGTCACAGGCCCCGTAAACGAATGGGAGTCACCTGGATTGAGAGTGACGCACTCAGTCTCCAGATGGACTTCTACGTAACGGCTGTAGTTGCTTCTAATGGTAGGCATGTCGTCCTCTCAGGTTACGTTGATGGAAACCTTTCTAACGCGGCTGCTAATTTTCGCTAGGTCTGTGTTGTCTAGGTAGCCCTCGACACGGTACGTGAAGACCTTAGCGTATTCCTTCTCGGCATTGCCAGAGAGCACAGCCGACCGTACATCCAGGTCCTTGAAGTCTTGCATATCAAGGTCCCAAGAGGCGAACGTACCGTCCTTCATCGGCACGCGGATGAAGCTTCGTGGAGGTAGAACTCTGTAGACGTAGTCAACGAGGAGGGCCGACGTGATGTTGTTGTTGGCCATTAGTTTGACTTCAACGAGGAAGTCTATGGGAATCTCGACAGGGCGGGTCTTGAAGAGGCGAGGGCTGCTTCCCAGGCTGAACTTCCCTTCTTTGAGTTCCTGCGAAGAGGTCTCTATGGGGATCTGGTAGCCGTCGCCGATACCCTGCTCTGGGTCTGTATTAGAAATCCATTCGTTGTAGCGGGGGTTGTTGGCCACGACCCTGTACGTAATCATTGGCCACAGCTCTACACTCCATTGCCCGCTGTCGTCATCATCTGCGATGTTGATGGTGAGCCCATTCACGTTGACCGTGGAGCCTGCTCCGCCGGCTACAGCCCCTCCGTCGACTTCGGCAGCGATGCGAGGGTCATCCTTCAGCGGAGTAGAAGGCAGCCGAGGTACGTACTTCGGGTCCTGGCCTTCCAGTCTAGCTCTAAAGGCTTCTAGGATACCGATGTAGGCCATTAGCTCTCCAGTAGCGCCTTGAAGATGTCTCTTCCCAGTGCCTCTAGGGAGTTGTTGACCTCGAGTCCGAGGATGCGCCAGTGCGGTCTAGCCGGGTAGCCTTTGGCGCCCCATTCTAGTAGCTCACCGAGTGCCTCGTTGCTCATGTGGTCATTGTTCCCAGTAGGCTTTATCTCTAGGTTCCCGTTTTCGACGGTAGCCTTGATGCCTCTAAGGTACTTGCCGGAGTCGAACAGCGTGGGCTTCCCATCGTCATGCAGCTTGTGCGGATGCACCATGTTGCTAAGGATGAAGGCCTTTAGCCATTTGACTTTAGCATCGGCGAAACGACGAAGCTCACGGTCAGCTACGACCGCGAGCCTGAGGTGTGCCGTTTCTACAAGGTCGTTAGAGGCTCTGAATTTGACTTGTATCATGTGTAAGCCCAGGCAGCCTTGGCGATGTCCTTCAGGCCGTTAGGACTCGTCACGATGATGTCCAGCGGCTTCCCGATGAACGACCTGTTGCTAAAGGCTGGGGTCGTCAGCACGATAGTAGTGCTATTGACGGAGACGATAGTTGCGAGCTTTCCGCCGATGGTGACGGTTACCCCTGCCTCGAATCCCGTTCCAGTAATCGTAACGGTCGTTCCGCCCGCGAGAGGGCCGGAGGCGACAGAAAAGCCCGTTGGGTCCAGGAGACCGGCGCTCGTGCGCTTGAACAGGCCACGCTGCTTCTTCGTCTTCACGTGGATGACTTCCGAGCCGACGACCTCTCCAGTTCTGGAGACGCTGTACAGCCGGTAGTAGTAGTCCATCTCAGACTCTAGAGGCTCTCCGATGGTCCGCGCGTTCCCGTAGGTGCGGTCTCCAGTCTGGCCGTCGACGAAGGATGATGTGACCATCGTATCCTTGTTCTCAGCGAAGATGGTGGTCCGCGCGCTTCCGTAGATGATTAGCACCTGCTTAGAGGTGCTCGGCTTGGAGTACTGCGTGTTCTCTGGAAGGCTAGGGCTCACGTAGGAAGCGTCTAGAGTGCCTCCCAGGCTCCGCTCTACCTCGGGCAGGGTATCTCTCCAAAGCTCGTATCGCATGAAGCGATCGTCTTTGTTGATGTTCCACCGCAGTCTAACGAACACGTCCTCTACGTCGTCATCCGCCGGATTGAACAGGTCGGGGGCGGGCAGGTCTCCACCCAGCTTGATGCTAGAGGGCAGACCAGTGCGTAGGGAGCGCCGGAAAAGCTTCCCCTCCATGATGTGGCCGGAGCCAACATAGGAGTCGTCCACCTTGGGGACGGGCACAGCGCGAAGCTGCACCTTCAAGTCTTTAGCGTATTGGTCCTCTAGGTCTCGCGCCAGCTTCAGGCACGAGTCTACGTCCATCTCTAGACCACGTCTCTTTGCCGCATTAGCAGCCAGCGCACGGTAGGCAGCCGCAGCCGCCTTCTTCACCACGTAGGGGTGTTCGGCGATGGGTACGTTGGACGGAGCGTAGTTGGGATTATGAACCTGACAGGCTTCTTCCAGGAAGCTAGCCAGTTCTCTGTCCGAGAACATGTAGTGGCGCAGGGCGGTGGCCTTACCTTGAGGCCCGATCTCCGGCATCCCGTCCATTACAAGCTCAGAAGAGGGGAATTCCCTATCAGAAGCGTCTCCGGCGTCTACCTTGATTCCAGGTGCAGACGATAGCTCGGAGATTAGTCTTCCCACAGTAGAGTACTTGGGAAGGTCTAGGTCAAAGCGAACGGACTTGATAGGTCCTGTTCCGCCAGTAATCGAGATGTTCAGAAAGCCGTTGCTAATGTCAGCTACGGCGCTTTTACAACCGGAAGCAGACAGCGTGAGGGCTATCGACGAGGGTCGCTCGTCGCTTAGTCTAGAACGCAGTGATGTTACTAGAGAGCCTTTCACGCTGCCTGCCACGGTCGCCTCCTCAGATCCGGCGGACCCAGCCCGCCTGTTCCAGCTCTAGAGCGTGCGATGCATGCATCTCCACGAGCTGATCCTTCTTCCACGAATAGTTACGGCCACCCATGGAAGCCGCGCCGTCCCGAAGAGCGATGACCTCTACGTCACCCACAGAGATGGTAGGAGCAGGGGCTTCTGCCGGAGCAGAGACGGTGGCTTCCTTTGCCGACTCTAGAGCAGCCTGTGCAGCTGCCTTAGCCAGGTCTTCCTCCGTTACCTCGGGAGCCTTGGTTTCGGCCGTCTCGGGAGCCTTGGTTTCGTCTTTCTTAGCCATTAGAGTTCAGCTCCTTACTTGTACGGGCAGACTTCTAGGAAGACGCGCCCGGACTCAGTAGCGATCGACAGGTTGACGGTAGAGGTGGTGAGGGTCACGACGCCGGTTGCCTCGACGTAGCTGGTGACCACTACGGGAATGCGCGTCTTAGTTCTCGCGCCGATCGCAGAAGAGGTGGTCCACTTCTCGAAGAAGGCCCCTAGAACCTGAACGCCGACGGCGCGAAGGTTGGCCGGGAGGGTCACGTCGATCGTGTCCGCCGCGGTCACGTCCGTGGTGAGGTCGGCCTGGAAGAGACGACGGTTCTCGTCGTTGTACCCCGGCGGCAGCTCTTGCACGTTGGAAGCCGTACGGGCAACGAACGTGTCGAGGTACTTGGCGTGAAACGTGGCCGCTACGGCCATTAGAGCGATGAGTCTCATGTTCTTGCTTCTCCTGAACCTACCCTAGAAGGGATTAGGCGTGCTCGCCGACGACGAGGTTGTTGTTCTCTAGGAGGCCCTGGCCCCAGATGGCGTACCAGGCGAGGCCGTGCTCACGGCCGTAGTCCTGGACACCGTTGTCGCGAAGCTCGACGTTCAGAGCGTTGCCCTGGCCGTAGCTGTATTCGCCGAAGGTGACGCACTGGTAGATGGTGGTCTGGTTGCCGGCCGTGCCATTCGCTAGAGCAGCGACGTAGCCGGGGTCCGCGAACTCGCCAGCGTCGTTCAGAGCGCTGTTGAAGCCGTTCGGCATCATAGAGGTGCTGACGAACCGGATGTCGTTCCAGCGGCCAGCCTCACCGTAGAAGAGCGGGGTAGCGCCCTGGTAGTGCGCCGCGTTGACCCAGCCGACGCTCTGACGGAGCTTCGCTAGTCCATGCGGGTGGAAGAAGCTGACGTAGAAGTCATTACCCCATTTCGGCGAGGAGTTGATCTCCAGCTTCTCCCCGATGTCCATGAGGAACGTCGTATCGGCGGTGTCACCACCAACGAGGTCCGTACGAGCGGCCTTCTTGCCGGCGTAGACCTTGTTAGTCGCGGTGAGCGCGATGTCACGAAGGTCCGTGTCATTCACTAGAGCGAAGTCTCGCCCTAGGAGCATCGAGGCGGCAGCCATGTTGTCATAGAACGAGGTCTGTAGAAGACGCTCGGTCATGAGGATGGCGTTACCCTTCTCAGCCACGGTGATCGTGGTGGTCGACATGCTCATCGACTTACCCTGGATGCGGACGCCCTCAGTGAGGGTGCCACCACGCTTGATCGTCCCCATCTTGGGAAGGACGATAGTCGCACCAGGCTGGCCAGTGAGTTCGTCCTTTCTAGTGGCGAACTGGTCGAAGCGCAGGTTCGGCATCGCGGAGAAGTAGATCTCCTGTGAGTACACATCACGAACAGCAGCAACCAGCTGCGAGAATCCGGGGCCGCTGTTTACGGCCGAAGTCATCGACGACATTGATTAGCCTCCTACCTCAGTTAGTCACTACGGGTTGAGCAGGAGCAGGGCGGTACTTGTCAGCAGCCGCTTGTGCTCGGGCTCGAATGGCTTCCAGGTCCAGCGTTGGTACTAGACCCCGATTGTATGCTGCATCCAGCTCTGCGGGCTGTGGGGCGCCCTGAGCTGCGGGAGGCGCACCGAAGCGGGGATTAGTCCCTGGTTGCGGCTGCGCGTTCATCGGGGGCGGGCCTACCTGAACGATAGGTACTCTCACGCCGCCTGGCATATCCCCTCTCTGAACAGGCATCGGAGGGGCCGGCGTGCCGGGTGCTCCTCGCTGAGCCAGTACCTGGGGGTGCTGCAAAGTAGAACGAACATTAGAGGTAGGAGTGCCTCCAGAGAACTTGCTCTGAAGCTGGGCATGAATTAGAGGGCGGTACTTCTGGTAATCGCCGTTTCTTGCCGCCTCGGGGGAGGTTAGGTAGGCAAGGGTCTCGGCGTCAAACACTTGGGCGTTCTCCGCCGTGGGAGCGCTGGGAGTGAGCGTCCCCGGTGCAGGCGGGGCAGCTGCCGGGGGAGGGGGCACTACTGCTTGGGGAATCCCCGGAGCAGCCGCGGCGGCAGGTACTGCCGGAGTCTGCGCGGCCATGATCTGCTTCTGGTAGGTGGCGTACACATTAGCAGCGTGCTGAATCGACTGCTCGATCTCCGCCTCACTGTTCCCAGTGACGAGTTCTACGACGATACCTACGCCGGCCGCTCTCACCTGAGAGATCCGCTCCGTCTTATAGGTCTGAAGCTGCGAGGCCTTTAGAGCAGCCTGTGTAGCCATAAGCTCCGCACGAATCGCCTCTACCTGTCTATCGGTGTGGCGACGGTGAGCCTCTAGAGACTGGCTGGCCTCTTCCGCGAGCCGAGCTTCCTCTGCCGCTCTAGCCTCTTCCGCGGCCTCATCTTCAGCCGACTTGCGAAGCCTCTCTACGGTCTGAGCCGAAGCTGCCGCAGCTGCCGCACTAGCGATGGCTTGAATGTCTACAGGCGCAGAAGGCGCCGGAGGTTGTCCCCCAGGCGCCCCTTGCTCACCAGCGGCAGGAGCCGCCTTTTCATCGAACGTCCCCAGGAACTTCTTACGAAGGTTTCTCATTAGTAACTCCTGCCGCTAGCAGTTAGTGATGTTAGATGCGGCCCGTCTTGCGGATGCCCTGGCCTACACCGGCCGGGAACTTCAGCATCGGATCCTGGCCGTCGGGGCCCACGTTGTTCAGGCTCTTGTTCGGATACTCCACTAGAGTAGCCGAGTAGGAGCTGCCTACGGCGCCGCCGGTCTCGCCCTGCGACTGCGCAGGAGACGGGGACGCATTGTCCATCTTGGTGCGGGTAGCGGGAATCCGCTTACCACTAGTGCTGTCGTACGCCATCGTGTCTTCTCCTAGCTAGGGAGTCCTTAGCTTGATTGCCAAGGATCGTCCCGATCCTACCCTTCGACGAGTAGCGTTGCAACTGGTTCTTGTCCTAGCGTGTTCCAGGCTGGAAAAAGGCTGCTAGATATCCACTGCCGGCAGCTGTGAACGTGTCTTTATTGGATGACAGACCGAGGCTTAGGGCAGGAAGCAGCATACCTCCCATGTCCACGTCCTCTGTAGCTGCGGCACCAATCGCTTTGGGTGGAAATGATGGAACAGAAGCAGCCGCTGGTGCAGTGTAGTCCCAGATGAACAGGTACTGTGTAGCTACGTCTGTATTAGTAGCCCGCACCATCTGTATCCGGCCTGGTACGAGTAGAGTGTTATATGGGTTAGCGACGCTTACACGCCCCATCAGGTACGTGATGGGATCCTCTTCGTTGTTGTAGGCGGAGCTAGCATCGGCGAACTTTAGTTCCGCCGTGTTTACGAGTTCTGATCCGCCGGAGATGCTGACGACGCGAACGCACGCCCACACCTTGGTCTTCTGAGGAGTAGTGTCCGCTGGGGTGCTTCTAGGTAGAGCGAAGTGCTTCGGCCTCCCGCAGAAGACCGAAGCATACAGCGCCAGAGGCATCCACATCGAGCTAGAGTCGTCATAGTAGAACAGGTCTACTAGGACATAGTCTGAGGCCTTCCCCGTGGGTCTAGTGTTCGTGCCCAGCCAGTCCCCTATCTTCAGCTGGACTAAAAGGCCGTCCTCAATCTCAAAGACCTCTCCATTAGGTGGAGCATTTCCCGGAGATTGAGGCGCGTATGGGGTCATACCCTTTATAGAGTAAGCTGTCTTCATGCGTAGAGGCCTCTTGGCCCTCTGTCGTATTCCTGCGCTTGAGAGCCCACAGGAGTATTCCTGGTACTCACTTGCTCAGGCGGAGGTCCGTAGCCCTCAGTTACTTGTGCCTCAAAGACGTAGATGCCTCCAGAGGCTCCGCTGTCTCCATTGAAGGTAACGCTGCCGTCAGCGTCAGCCATGTAGATACGTACTCCCTCTAGTCCGGCTGTTTGGATCCACGAAATGCTGATCTTTGCGTAGCCGCCTTCTACCTGCTCTATCGTTGAAGCTACACAGCCTCCGCCGCCTGTGCCTCGTTTGAAGTTTATCAGGTCGAACCATAGTGCAGAGTTTCCGCCGTTTCCAGCGCAAGCAATCCACTGACGAGATCCTGCCGTAGCACGCTTCGCATAGAACGTTAGAGTAGCAAGGCGACCTGTACCAAGCGAGGTTACAGTCTGCGTGATATAGTGGACTGCTGCTGCGCTGCCATCTTCCAGTACTAGAATGCCAGTCTTTCCTGTTGGTCCTGCCGGCCCAGCGGAGCGGGTCGCATTCGCAATGCTCCACGCTCCGCTCAGCATGTCGCTGTTCGCGCCGACGTTCTGGCGTGGAGCGCGACGGCGCGGAGCTCCGGTGTTCACGACCGCGGTCGTCGTTGCGACGTACTCGGTGGGACCCTCGCCCTCCGTCCACTGCGCTCCCCACACGTCGACCCAGCCGACGCCCGCGGCGTTGTCGCCGCCGTTGAAGCTCGTCCCCGTCGCCACATAAAAGTCGACGCGCAGCGCACTAGACCCCTGGTTTCGGACCACGTTCCAGACGCGCCAGTAGTCGCCGCAATCCTCCACGCCACCAGGAGTGCCGCCAGACGACCAGGCGCCCGTGGCTGGCGCGACACGCATGCTTCCGGGCTGGGTGGTTCCCCCTACCGCCAGGTAGTTCCATCCGCAGACCGCAGACGTCGCCGTCTTGCGCAGGTAGATGCTAAAGCAATAGCTGCGCACGCCCGGCGGGATGCTGATCTGCTGGCGGATGTAGCCGTAGTTTGCTGGGTCCGTGTCCTCGATGCGCGAGACTGTGGCCGTTCCATCGGGTGCCAGCGCTGGGGACGCAGACCGAGTAACAAGCGTTGGGAACCAGTTGACCGCGTCGCTGTGCATCCCCTGCGACGAAAGCAGGAGGTTCTGCTTGCCCATGAGCGAGCGCGGAGCGCGACCGAGCACCGCCTGCGTGGTCGACTTCACGTACTGCGTTTCTCTCGCCGTTTGGGTGAGCTGGAAGCCCCAAGCGTAGAAGTCTGCGGCACTTAGCCCAGCGTCGCTCTCTATGAGCACAGTGGACAGAGTGACGTTGGACGACTGTATCTCCACAGAGAAAGAGAAGCGCTGCCAGTCTGGCGTCAAGGTCAACACAGGACTGTCCTGGTTAGAGGTGCCAGGAATGAGGGGAAGCCGCAGCCTTACCAACTGAGTTCCACCTGTTGCTGAACGCAGCCACACAGAGACTGTGTAAGGACCTCTAGTGAAGTTGATGTTCTGGCCAACGTATCGCAGGATTCCTGATGTCCACTGGATACGATCGGCCTTCGTCAGGGCTCCATCAGGTCCAGCTACCACGTCAGCAGTGACAGTAATAGCTCCGCTCTCTTTGAACCAGGCAAAGCCGGCCGTGAAGTCCTCGCTGGCAGGAGTCAAGTTCTGCCTGGCTCTGCCTCTAACACCAATCTTTGGATTGATCACGGCAACGGTGGTCTTCACGTGGTCAGGCGGACCCCAGCTTTGCGCAAGAGACATTCCCGCTACGTAGAGTGCTGTGTTTCCGTTAGTGCCTGTGTAGTTGGCCGCCGCATTACCCGTAGCTGCATAAAGCTCCAAAGCTCTAATAGCTGCTGGGATAGCGTGGGTTACGCTGATCCACCACCACCCGTCTCCTGCCGGCTCTATCGAAGCTGCTAGCGGTGAGCCGAAGATGGAGCCAGTTACACCTAGAGTCAGGTCAAAGTAAGCGCCTACACCTGTCCCAGCTGTAGCTAGAAGGCACCAAGAACGAGTCCCTGCCTTTACTAGCGCAGTAATCGTATAGATGCCTTTGTCCGCAGTTCCGCCCTGAGACACACCGTGGAATCCTAGAGTGCCGTCCTCAATGATTGCTTCCGCCAGGCCCCCTAGTGGGGAGTTCACAGCTGAAGCTGCACAAGAGGCAGCATACTTCGTCCAGACAGCATTACTCGGGTTCTCAGACCAACGGATGTTGTTCTGTCTAGTGTTACGTGCTCTAGGAGCACGAGCCTCATTGGTCTGCGTCGTGGTCTTCTGGTACGGAGGAGGACCGTTGGTCAGAGCTAGCGTTGCTCCAAAGGCGTAGCAGGACTCGCTAGCGTGATTGTAGGCGATGCTGGCTGTTCCCGTCTGTGCCGCTGGCACAGGAGCAACTACTACGGAGTCCTGCTGAACGTTGGCCTCTAGGGGTTGCACGATATAGACGACGCAACAGTAGTACCAGCCGTTTTCTCCCGGCTCGATGTACGCGCGGCAGTTCTCTTCCGTGTCCACGGTGCCGTTAGACAGGTTGAATAGCGCACGATACCAGTTCGTGTGTCGCCCGTTGCCCACAACGACCTTAGTGGTCGTCCCAGCCTTGATCCACGCTCCAGAGACACGCTCTCTGCCTGCGTTCAGCTGGAAAGCTGCCGATCCTAGACCTTGCGCAAAGTAGGGCATCTGCGCATTAGCCATCTCAGCGAAGTGGTTTAGTGCTCCGCCGCCCCCATTGGCTGTAACAAGAGACACTCCGCCCAGTGCGCCATCCGGACCAGCGACAGCCAAGGCTAGTGCAGCAGCAACATTCGTCAGAATTCCCCACGCCGACACGTTTTCGGAGTTAGGAATCAGGTTCTGGGCGGGCATAGTGACTCCTACTTTCCTAGTGCTAGCATGTTAGCCGTGAACGGGTCTGCGTCGTCTGCGTCGTCAGCGATTGAGCCTGTCTTGCCCTCAGCAACCTTGCGAGCCTTGTCAGTCTTGGTAGCGTCGATTAGGCCACGCTTCACCTTGGGCTTAGGGTCCTTGGCCGCTAGTGCCGCCGCCGCGATAGCTTGGTGTTTCATGGCATAGTCAGCCAACCACTGGTGGATCTTCAGCTCGTCTAGCGAGTCTGGTTGCTCCAAGCGCAGGCCTTCGATCCGCCCGGACTTCCATTCGCCTGTGGGGTCGCTGACCTCGATTACAGGGGTGAAAGCCTTCTTCTCATCCCACTTCTTTACAAGGACTTCGTAGCGCATTTCAGCTCCTATCAGGCGTATTCGGCGCCAACAGAACAATCCAAAGCGGCAGCCAAGGTGACTGTGTGCGGCGTAGTAGAGATGGCGTAAGAGAAGCCTGCGGTCATCTTCTTACCACCAGGATAGTCTCTATGCTTCTCGTTCACGGCAACGCCAGCGGCTGATCTGGGAAGAGCAATAGCGTCTACCACAGCATCTCCGTTGATAGGCGCAGTCGCCTTGTCAACGAGTACCAAGTAGTAATCGACAGTAGTAGAGGTGTTTACGCCTCTAAGCTGCCTGACTCTTCCTACAGCGGCTTTGACGTTGATTCCTGCCGTGCCCACCTTGGTGGTGCCAGAGTGATATCCGGTCCAGGCTCCCAGTACATCTGCGATTGCTCGCTCGAACGTGTGGAAACCACCGTTAGCAGAGTCTTCCGCTGAGGGAAGATACTGCTCCATTACGGTGATGTCGCCACGCTGGTTTGCTTGTGCAATGCTGGCAATTCTGTCAGCTAGGACAGGTCTGGTAGCGTTGTACTGTGCTAGCATTAGAGCCTGGATAGCAGAGTTCAGCGTGGCAATAGCGCCAGTGGCACTACCCAGGCCGAGGTCCGCTTCCATCTCCCCGCCAGGCGCCCAGTACATCGCAACGTCGGTTGCAGACGTACCAGAGATGCTGGTTAGCCTCATGAAGCAGTCGTCTTTGTCCGCCGCCGGAGGCAGACGGAAGGTGACTAGCTCGTTATTGGAGACAGTCTTGGGAGAGCCAACAGGCACCCATCTAGTCTCCGAAGTAGCTCCGCCAGCGGGGGAGAGAACGCCTTGGGCAATCTCGCCCTTCACGAACAGCTGCGCCGTTACTAGTCCGCTCGCCGCGTCTGCCGTCCCGTTCAGAACGACGAAGATGCAGTGAATGGACTTGGCCGGCGTCAGCTTGGCGTCGTCATACTGTGGAGAGACAGGGAAGATTCTAGTGGGCGGCGTGGTACGCGGATCGGGGTCATCGACGACTCCGGTCTTCTTTAGCAGTGTCAGTTTCATCTCACATCTTCCTTCCCGGTGAAGCGTTGGGTGGGGCCTTTGCTAGGCCATCGCCAGGAGCGAACTTGTTCCCGCGGCCAGGGCCTGGTCCGGGGGGTAGCGGCGCTCCGTTGTTGTCGCCAGGCCCGTCACCGGGCTGTTGAAGTCCGTTTGTCTGGGCAACCTGGCCAGAGGGGTCAGGCTTTCCCTGAATAGAGAGAATGAACGGGATATCGTCCGCGATTTCCTTGTCCATCTGCGAGATAGAGATGCCCTCTTCTAGACGGCTCATGACCCAGTGTCTGCTTACCCAGCCATTAGTCTGCCAGGCTTGGTACAGGTTAGTGTCCTTTTCCTTGTCACGCGGTAGGGCGCTCTTCAGCGTAACCGAGTTCTCGAACGGGGAAAAGTACGTGGGCCTTTCGCAGCCTGTTGGCACGAGAAGACGCTTGCCTAGGTTGCGCTCGACGAACTGGTTCTTCTCGTTGTCCCATTCCTGAACGACGGCGTTGACCTCTTCCGGCTCCTCCGGGATGTCGATGTCGTGGGCAACGAGCTGACCGGGCTTTGCATTAGCTTCCCCGGTCTCAGGCTCGGGTGTCTCGCCCTTGGGCTTGTCCTTTGCCCCGAGGAGCTTTGAGACGCTTGGAATTAGAAAGAGTGCCATTAGTGGACCTTCTTATCGGAAAACTTGTAGGCGGAGTCAGCTGTATGGCCCATGCCACGTCCCCCCTCCAGAGAGCGAGAGTAGACATGCTTTCCTTCCAACTCTCCGTGGTAAAGATGCCCAGACATGGCTCCCTTAGTGATGATGTCACCGGAGCCCTTCATCTTCTTGCCGGTCAATTCAGCTTTAGCCATTACTGCTTCAGCTTTGATTTGGCTTACGTAGCCAGCTGGAAGATTAGCAGCAGACTTGTCGCCATGTGCCTCGGCTGCATCTAGGTGCTTGGCCTGAGCTGCCTTGTCACCCGCTTTGCCTTGTAGGTGTGCAGCTAGAAGATGTGCCTTTCCTGCCATATGGTGGGAATTAGGATCGTATGCAGCGGAGGAAGCGGAATGAGCCTGACTACTAAACTTCTTAGCCATGGCTACGGGGTCGTCAGCTGCCTTGTTCTTGGCCTTAGAACCAGAAGAGCCTTTGGGTGGCTCTCCATAAACCTTCTTCCCGCTGGCATCCAGATAGTATCTTCCGCCTCGGGGCCCAGTCTGGGTTCCTTTAGAGCCTCCACCACTGACGCCTAACTTTTCTGCGAGCTTTCCGTACACGCCCATGGTTCTAGCCCTTCGCTTTCTTGCTGTGCTCGGCCACCATCTCTCTGTGGTGCTTGGCCTTCATCTTGGAGTACTTAGTGTTTATCTTGCTGTGATGCTCCGCTGCGATCTTGTGCGCGTCAGCAGCTGCCTTGTGCGAAGCGGCGTCCTTTGCCTTACTAGAGGCAGCGAAAGCCTTGGTCGTGTGCGCGTCGGCCTTGTCCTTCTGTTTGCTTGGTAGGGCCTCTTTCTGCGCCGCGGCGGCCTTGGCTTTCACCTTGGTAGGGTCTCCGTACACCTTTTTGCCGTTAGCATCTAGGTAGTACTTCCCGCCTCTAGCGCCGACAGTAACGCCCTTTGGTGTAGCAGCGTTTCCTGAGCCGCCTAGGCCTAGCTTGGCTGCGATACTAGCGAAGATTCCCATTATTCTTCTCCTGGCTTCTCCGCAGCCGCCAGCTGCTCAGGGTCATAACCAGCTGCCGCAATTTGCTCTTTAGCGGCTTCTTCCTTCTTCTGCTCCGCCATGTCTAGCTTGCTTTGCTCCTCTTCGACCTTATCGATTCTGGGCATGGGGTCCCAGTAGGAGGCGGAGCGCTGCAAGAACTCCTTCTTTACCTGGCCGTAGGGCATCATCCGAGTCTCGGTGCCGAACGAGTATTCGCGCTTTACGTTAACGCGGACATCGTCAGGCTCCATGAACTCTAGAGTCTGCGGGTCGATTAGGTAGCATTTGCGCATCGTGCGCTGCTTGCCATCCTTGGTCTTGACCTGGAAGGTCAGAATCCTTCCGCCGCATTCCTTACAGAGGTCGACGGGGAGGTTGAACTTCTCCATGGTCTGCCACCAGCGCAGAATCAGATAGTTCACGCGCTCTAGGCCCTGCTCATAGTTCGGCCGCTTCTGGTCGATGGCTTCCGTCAGAGGCTGGAATTGCACCTCTAGTGCCGCGGCTGCCGTATTGGAGATGGCGATGATGCCACCCAGGGCTACCTCAGGAACGCTGGCAAGCTCTAGCAGCATCTTGCGCACAAGCTCGACGTACCTGTAGTTAGTGTCCCCGGAGCTTCCCAGCTCGAGGTTGTACACCTTGGCGTCAGCAGGAAGGCCCGTCCACATGTTGCGGGCGTCCTTCTCTAGTGCCTTAGCCTTTGCACCCGTCACGATGGTGATTGGCGCCGCGTGATAGTTGATGATGTCCGAGAGGTCGGTCAACTTCTCGTTCAGCTCACGCTGTAGGTCGATTGCGCCGTCTAGGTCCGATTGTCCGAAGACTTCGCCGGGGAACGGTAGGTTGACCCAGTGAACGACGGGGATCTCTCCCAGTACGTTCGGCTTCTCGGTCATCTGCCCATCTTCGTACCCCTCTACAATCTTCTCCGCCGTGATGTCTTCCACGTAGCGGCGCTTACGAGGGACGACGGTCCTGCCAGTGCCACGCATCCCCACCCTCTCTACGGGAGCGGGAGCATCCACCTCAGTAATGATGCGGACGCCGATTAGCTCTTCGTTATTGAGGGGGTTGTAGCGCGGGAAGTACTGGTGTGGCATTACAAGCCGCAAGTGGATGCGCCCGCCCGTGTTCGGGTTGAAGCGGCGCTCTACGCCCGTCGGTTCCTTCACGGTGACCAGTACAACGCAGTCTCCAGTGACGCCGCCAGTTACGGCTAGCTTCCACAGGAGAATCTGCTCGTTATTGTACTTCCACGTCTCTACGAGCTTTGGCTTCGTCACGTGCTGCAAGGCCTGCGGGGTGTCGAGCACCATGCCCTTCCCTACAAGCCAGGCAGCTTTCTTGTGAACGATTGCGCGACAGTAGTTAGAGGTAACTAGAGGCTCGCCATCCTCACGGTCAAAGTTCCAGTGTCGCCCCTGGTAGAAGCGCCAGTGTTCCTCGTACCGCCGAAGACGCTGCGAGTCCTTGGGGCTCATAGCTACGGTGGCAATAGCACTGGGCTCCGTCTCTCTGGCAAACGGGATTGCTGTCCCGCTTCCGCCCTGTAGTGCCAAGAACTGCATCGATGAGCCGGCCATTAGTTACCCCTTACTTGCTGGGATCTGTTTTCGAGTAATGCCCAGACAGTCTGTTCTCTATCTTGGACATTTGCTTTCCGAGCGATTGCACTTCATTAGACAGCTTGTCCAGCTGGGCTTCGGTCTCGTCCTGCTTCTTCGTGACCGTAGACAGCTTTTCATCCGTAATGATCTGCGCCTTTGCCTGGTTGGACATGTCCGCAGTCAAAGCGGCGATGGACTTGTGCATGTCCACTACCTGTTCTTGCAGCCTCTTTCCTCGCTCATCAGAACGAACATCCGAAGTGGCAATAGCCAGTTTCAGGTCGTGCCCTAAAGCTTGGAACTTGGATTCCAGAAGGTTGTCAGCCATCTGTCGCTCTAGTGAGGCCTTTTCTACCGAGTTCTCTTGCTTGGTCTCCTGCTTTCCGCTGTTCTTAGACTTCTCTAGAACGAACAGAACGAAGGTGATTAGGCCGACGGTGGCTCCTATTGAGGACAGGGCTGATTGCAGCTCTGATGTCATTACTTCTCTTTCTTAGGGATCAGCACGGGCAATCCGCGCTGCATCCCAGTGCCGACAGAGAAGTCGACCTGTACGTTCTTGTAATTGCTTTTCCGCTTGTCCTCGGACGGTGAAGTCGGGACGTTAGACGGAGGCGGGGTAGGCACTACTTCATTCATTGTTGTCCTCCTGAATTAGAAGTTGTCTACCTCTAAAGTAGCGTAGCTCTCTGCTCCTGGGAGCAGCAGCAGCGGCGATCGTTTTGGCTAGGTCACTCTGAGAGCTGATTGGGGTCGGTCTCAGCTCTACAGCCCGCCCTAGCTTGTAGCGGTCTCCGCGCTCTTTGGGCTGGCCAACGGTAGTAGCGACGTTTCCGCCAGTACTCACGTCCAGCTTGGCTTGTTCTACGGCCTCTTGGACCTCGCGTCTCGTAGCGCCTGCTCGTCTCATCTCTAGCTTCAGGATGGTGAACACCAGCCATCTCTCTAGAAAGAATCGCAGTAGGTCGACGAGCCAGATGAGAAAGCCCACAAAGCCAAACCCGCGCCTATACAGACGCGGGCTGACTAGTTGGCCGAAATAGCGAACGAAAACGGGGTTTCGGTCACGGGATCTTAGCAGTCCCGGTCCGCTTTCGTTCATCACGGTAGGTCTCCCCAGGGTTGCCTACTGCAATCAGCTCTACTTCTGGCTTGTTCAAGTTGCGCATCTCTGCGCCCTTGGTCGCGATTGCATTAGAAGAGGCGCCGTCAGCACCGGCTGCAAACGTCTCGTCCAGGCTGCCTTGCGGCTTCGCGTCAGCCAGCTCGTAGAAGGCACCAATCAAGGGACGAACAGCGGGTAGCTCTCCCGGCTTGCCGCTCTTGGTCCCAAACTCGAAGGCCCCCTTCTTAGCGGAGCCATTCAGGTTCTTCCGCATTAGCCGTCCTTGTCCGTTTCGGTGAAGTCTAGGAAGTAGTAGTTCCCAGGCACGAACTTACCTTCAGCCTCGGGATTAGTGATGTGAAGCCGAAGGTCTCCGCTCGGAGTGAACTTCGACCATGACTTGTTAGCGTCGCTGGCTCCTCCGTGAACAGCGCCCAGCCTCACGGTCTCCCCGTCGCCAGTGGGGTACTTCACTACAGAGGTGCAACGGAATTTGGCTCTAATGCTCATTAGATAGCTCTTGCCGCGTTGATGTCCTCGGCAACCATCTCTAGGACGAGGTTAGTGGCCGTCATGGCAGGAGTACCACCAGGAACGTAGGTGCGGGTGAAGGTGATGATGTCACCCTCATTGAAGAAGTTCTTGGCCTTGTCCAGGTTGGCCCAGATATCCCACTTCTTCTTCGCCGCGACGGTGTTGTCCACAGTGACGTTGGCGCTCATCATGGTAACGCCGTTCTTTAGAACGGAGAGAACCATGCTCTCGCCGGCCGCGGGGGTAACAGCCGACACGAACTGCGCGTCGCTGATCTTCCCCTTGAAGTCAGCTACCCAGATGACGGATGCAGCCAGGGTAGCAGCTACAGCCTGAAGGCTGACTACCTTTTCGATGCGGCCCACGCACACAGCGGCGGCCTTGGGTCCACCGAACATCATGGCTTCTTGCGCGGAAATCTTCATTGGAGTCTCCCTATCTGTATCTATCTGACCGAGAGCGCCCAGCAGCATTGCTACGACGCGACTTGAACGGGCTTTGAGTCTGTTCGATGAACGATTCCCTAGGGACCGTTGCAGCATAGCAGCAAAGTGCGGCCGAGTCTGGGTAGTCGTCGTGTTCCCCTTCCGGGGCACAGCACTTGATATAGAGGTTGTTCCGCAGTTTTTGCAACTGCTCATGTTCGTGTACGAAGTTCTTATAGACCTTCGTTGCAGCTGTGTCTGGTCCGGCAGCGTACTTTAGACGCCCCGCTTCCATCTCTTGGATATAGAGCTTGTACATCAGGTCATTGCCCTGCGCTGACAGAACGAACGGAATGACTCTAATGCTGGGAATCAGGTCTTGTAGCTGCTCTGTTAGTGGGTCTCCCACGCCAGTTGAGTCAGCTACTAGTGTGTGAACGGCGTATTCGGAGAGAGCGGCAACGACCTTGCCCTGGATCTCTTTCCAGCGCCTTCCCTCTAGCTCAAACCAAGCGATGATGGTCTTCTCGTGGTAGACAGGGATGTCGTCGCCAGGACGAATCATAGCCCTAGTGTCGACGATTTCCTTCGGATTGACCGACATGATCGTCAGGATGGTTGCGTCGTGCTTCTTTCCGTAGTCCAGACCAGCAACGAGGTCTCCTCTAAAGGTGGGTTGATTCGCCTCTAGAGTCTCAATTGCCGCGTCATAGAAGGCATCGCGGTCGATCGCGCCCGTGTTGGCCTCGAACCACATCAGGCGGAAGTTCATCCTGAACTCTTCGTTGTCTTTGTTCCCGCCGAGCTTAGCTAGCTCAGTAGAGACCCAGGCTTCGTAGTTCAGGTGGAAGGGCTTCTTCGTCTCTTCGTACGTGCGTCGCTTCTCTTCTATTACGACGTCGTACGGGAACTCGAAGTGGTAGCGCCTACCTGTCTTCTTCTCGTAGGACAGGTTGTAGACGATGGAGTCGTGAAAGCCGCCCTTATAGAAGCTGGCAGTGCCAATCTTCACCATTAGGCCGTTGGTAGCGGCCAACATCGGGGCGATTTCTTTGTTGACCTTGGTCCGGCTGATTAGCTGCGCCTCGTCTAGAATCACGAGGTGATAGGTCTTACCCTCAACGCTGCTCTGCTCGCTGGCAGTTTGAGACGCGACGAAGCTCCCGTTGCTCCAAGAGACTTGGTCTCCTCGGCTCTGCGTGAGCTGAATCCCGATGTCGTTATCCTGGTACAGCGCTAGAGAGCTAGGCTTCTCCGCCTTGCTTCTAATACGACCGTAGATGATTCCGCTCTGGTCCAATCGCGGAGCGAAGATGCCTACCCAGAAGCCCTCTGTGTAGTCCGTTAGTCTTGGGTCGCCGGGGAAGGCTTTAGCCAAGGCAGGTAGGAAAACACAAAGAGCCGGCGCGAGACTAGAAAGAGCCTCGCTCTTCCCGCTCTGCCGGCTCCAAAGCCCTGTCAGCGTCGCACCGTTATGGTCTAGTAGGCTGTGGATGATCTCACGCATGAACAGGCGTTGATACCTGTACAGGTGGATCCCCATAGGCTCGTTGAAGAGGACGACGAACGCCAGGATTAGGTCCGTCAGCTTCTCCGTATCTAGGGGGCAGCTACCAGCTACGCCAACGTGGGATCTGGGCTCGGCCAAGGCGCGTACTCCGGTACGTCGTCTGCGAAATCAAGCTCTAGATGCTCGCTATAGCCAGAATACAGCACCCTTAGCGCGTACTTGACGAACTTCAACGACGAGAGCATTGCCTCATCGGATGCTGGGATGTCGATTAGAACGTGGCCGTCTGCGTGCTGTAGTCGCTTGGCTCTGCTACCGACGTTAGTTGTTAGTGCTAGAAGGCCCACAGCTAGCGTAGAGACTCCGGCACAGACTTGAAAGCGCTCTTCGTCGCCCGTGTCTTCTGAGTGTCCGCTAACGCTAAAGGTGATCCAATCACCGTCTTTAGAGGTCTTGCATTTGATCATGGGAGTTAGGGGGCCTGGTTGTAGAGGAGTGCGGGTGACAACCAGGAAAAGAAACCCTTAGTCGTTAGAGATTAGCGAGCGGCCTGGCCAGCCGCAAAGCCCCGACGAGCGGAGCCGACGACACGGCCAGCGAACCGGCTGACAGCGCCAGCGCCACGGACGATACCGTTGCCGATGCGCTGAAGGATGCCGGGCTGACGGCCGGTAGGACGGCCAGCAGGCTGACGACCCGTCGGACGGGTAGCGCCAGCGCCCCCGCCACCACCGCCGCCACCGCCGCCACCGCCGTCGAACGTACCTAGGAACTTCTTCATGATGCTTTCTCCTCTATAGAACAGGTCCTCTGTCCTACGAGAGAGAATCTACACCCGCTCTTGTGCTTCGTCCAGCTTCACAGAGCCGGGTCTTCCTCGCGTGCGTCTTTGAAGGCTTTTTCCCGCTGCTTACAAGCGCTGCACACTCTGCACGGCTTGGGCTTGTTTGCGTAGCAAGTGCGGGTGAGGTGCAGAGGAAGGCCCCAGGCCTTCCCATCCTCTACGACAACCAGCCTATTCAGCTCGCCATACGGAGCTCTAATGCGAATTGGTTCTTTGGCGCCAATTCGTGAGCCCAGCATCATAGCTACCTGTACAGCGGCTAGGAACGTGTCTCTAGTGTCTGGAGATGCCTGGTCAGAGTATGTGGAGCCTATCCAGATGGACTCTGCCTCGTTAGCTTCCGCGATTGCTCCAGCTAGTGACAGGAACACCAAGTTTCTCATTGGAACGTAGGTGTTCGACTGACCGTCGAACAGCTGCTCTTCGGTGGGCTCTCGCAGTTCCTCGTCCCCGGTGAGTCCGCCAATCTTGGGTAGCGCTACTCCCTGAACGAGTAGGTCATCTAGAAAGCTATAGTGCTTCTTCAGCCAGCTAACGATGCTTGTGGCAGCAGCTAGCTCTAGACCCTGATTTCGCTGACCATAGCAAAAGAAAAGCGGGCACACACGGTGCCCGCTCCTCAGTGCATTAGCCAGGGTCACCGTGCTGTCTAGCCCGCCGCTAAACAGAACAATTACGAGCTTTCTCGCAGCCTCCGGTCCCTGTCCGTTTGCCATCTATGCCGCTTTCTTCAGTGGAAGCTCGCACTCTTCCGTTAGTCCCGCCTCTTTGCAACGCTTTACCACCAGCGGAAGCGTCCAGTTGTGGCAGGCCCCATCAGTGGCGTAAGCAGTTAGAGCAGCCTTCTTGCTCCCGCACTGCTTCTCTAGACGCATCATCAGAGCTAGGCCCACGTCAAAGCCCTTCTCTAGGCTGCCCCGTACGGACTTGCAGTCGTAGCCGGTCACGTATTTCTCAGGATTGTGTACCTGTAGAACGCCGCACGCTCGTCCCTCATCGTTGGAGCCCTTCGGAGAAGCATACCAACTTGCCTCGTAGTAGGCAAAGACGAACATGATGCGTGCCCACGTCTCACGCTGGCGTAGAGCGTTAGTGGGGTTTTTCACGTCTCCGATTCGATAACTCACGATGTAGGCAGCAGCTTCGGCTGCCTTGGCTGCCCTCTTCATGACTTCGCCTTCCGGCTCCGGCTTGAAGGGGAGGAGGGTGATGACCAGTGCCATTAGAATCGCCTTCATTTCCGTTTCTCCTCTTTTACGACAAAGTTGCCACACCTACAGACGCGACACGGCGTGTATGTGCCCGTCTTGGTGTGCTCATCTTGCAGGTGGCCACACCTGCACATTAGCTCCTCAGGATCGTAGATCCTAATGGGTTGGCTTCCTAGTGGTATGGAGGACGTCGCGCTCAACCTGTTTCTGCGCGTAGTCCTCTGCCGCTCTAAGTATTCCTGGATCAACTTCTCGCCCGGCTTTGTAGATTGGGACATCAGGTACATCCTTTACGGGCGGAGGCATCTTCAGCTTAGACCTAGTTAGAATTGCCAGAACGACTCTGTAGTGAACAATCGCTAGGTCTCTACAACGCTGGCTGCACACGTATTTCTGAGAGACTAGAAGACGCTTTCGACAGTGAAGACAGCGCGGGCGAAGGGGCTCGTCCAAGATGGGTGCTCCAGGAGCCTCTATCTTGACCTTCTTCTTTCGGCCGCGCTTCTTCTTCGGGGGAAGCACCATCATCCCGTAATTGACGAGAATCTCTGGGTCCTCTCCTCTCTCTACGGCTTCTAGTACCGCTTTCCACGCGTTCATTAGTCAGTGTAGAATTCGGGGACCTCTCCAGATGGCCCTTGTGCTCCCACGAGAATCTGCATCTCGATGTCGTCAGTAGTAGAGGGGTTGATGACGGACATAGAGACGATGCCTCCACCAGGAGCGAGCGTCAGCAGCTGTACGCCTTTCACGTAGAGCTTGATTGGCCCTGGCGTGGCTGACTGGCCCGTCAGGATTAGGTACAGGGTCTTTGGCGCGATGATGCAGAGCACCAGTGCTGAAGCCACAGTGGGCGACAGTGCCAAGGGTACGGAGTGAGTTGCTCCGCCCTTCGGCACAGTGAAGCCGTGCTTCTTCACCTCTAGCCCTGTGATGAGCTGTGCTAGCGAGGTTTCCCCGCCTGACGGGTTGCTCGCGTCGATTACTTGGCCTTCAAGGCTAATGGAGCCTGCGGGAGCGGTCATGCTGCCTCATTTCTTGCTTGTGATGCCTTTTACCACGCCATTCAGCCCCGCTGCTGGCATGGCCATGATGCAGCTGCCCGCATCATCATAGAAGCGAATTGGATCCGCCCAACTCTTCTTCTCTCTTATGCGCTCTTCGATCTGGTCCAAGTACATGGCTAGTAGGTCCATGTTACCCATGATGGTCATTGGAGCTGAGAAGGGAAGAAACAGCGTGAAGGCCACGTCTTCGCTCAGCTTGTACTTGTCCACGTTCATGGTAGCTCCGCCACATAGAGGGTATTAGAGGGTTTGTGAAATGCTACTGGCTCTAGAAAGTGAGTCCAGCTGGAGAGCTTGAGCACACTACCATCCTTCATGGTGATGTGGGTGACGTCTCTAGGAATCTGCACCACTCTAGTGCTGTCATTCACGAGCAGTGCTTCTGGTTGATGCGCGTGTAGGTAGCGAAAGGCGTCAGCCACTCTTGGCCTCCGTTGCCTTTATGATGATGTCTAGCTCTTCGTCCGTCATGGCCATGATGCTTCTCGCCAACTCGGTCCGCGTGTGCTCGCGGTGGTAGTGCTGAACGATTGCCGCCTTTAGTACGCCTGGTCTGACCGGAACGTCTTGGTCTAGCGAATCCAGGATGCGAAGGAAGTCCTGGATGGTGACGTGTCTAGACTCCGACATCAGTCTTCTCCAGGCACATGCTGCACACAGGAGGTCTACCGTCGACGAAGCCGATGATCTTGTGCCCAGGATGCTCGGCGCAGTCTAGCTCTGACACCGCCTTGAACACACGGTCTCTTTCCTTCACGGCTTCCTCTATTACCGAGAAGTTGGTGAGGTTAGCCGCCAGTTGTCGGTTGTTTGCCATTCTCCCAGTCTTTCAGGAAGTTGTCTGCGGCTTCCGCGGCTTGGTCACTTGTAATGCCGTTGGCCTTCATCATGTCCATCGACAGCTTCATCAGCATTACTGATGTCATCTGCCCTAGCCTATCACCCGAAACGGGCGGGCCATAGGTGGTAGTAAGGTGGTCTTTGATAGCTTTGGCTAGACCGTCGTAGATTGCTTGGGGTGCGGGCATGGGTTCTCCATCCTGGCAGGTTCAGTACTGTGGCGTGCTTGTCTAGCTCCCAAGGTTCCTTGGGCTTTACGTTGCTAGGAAACAGCACCACTAAAAGGTCGTAGTAGTCAGTAGAGTGGATTCTCGGAAGGTCCTGGTCTTCAGCGGTGTGGTACCACTGATTCCCTAAGTGGTCCTCGAATTGCACTCTAAGAGTGGTCGTCATCTTCCTCCGCCAAGCTAATGACGGTGTCTGTTGCGTTTGGTACCTCGGTCTTTACCGGCTGGATGTAGTTGGGGTCCATCGAGGGCGTTCCGGTGTAGGGCGCTCCCTTGTACGGATCCTGTTCCGCGTCGTAAGCCTGGACGGCTTCTAGCACGGCTTCCCTGCCCTCGCCCGCGAACGTCAGCCCGTCCAGCGAGTAGAAGTGGAGACCGTGTTCGCTCTGCTCCGCGGCCTTGGCCCACGGGTGCTTTAGGAAGTCCACGACCATGTCAGCGACGGCCTTATCCCCGATTGGCTTGAGCGGAGTGGGGATGTCTCTATCTCCTACTCTATGCGAGCCGCGGAAGTTGGGCCTGTAAGTGACGCCTAGAGGCACCGTTTTGTTCTCCAGTCCGCGCTTCTTGTAGCCAGGAGCAGCTTGACCCTTGCCCTCTAGAACGTTGTCTAGATGGTGGTTCGGGCCAGAGTCATCGTGCTCCGTCCAGTAGACCTGCGGGTAGATGGCATCGCATTCCTCGTCCAGGATGCGCAGTGCTCCGTCCCCTCTTGCTCCCGCGTAGTCCGGCGGAGCATGGGTGACCTTCTTATAGCCCATGTTGCGAAGGTCCTTCACGAGCCCTCTAGCAAGACCAGCCCCAGCTGCGATGTACGGGAATTCTGCATTGATGCAGGCTTCGTCAGCATGGCGCACCCAATCCAGCCAGATGGGTCGGCTCTGCGTCGGATATTGCGCATACTCGAACAGCCACACGATGATGCCGAATCCGGCCTCTCTAAGCGTGTCTATGACGAGGGGGTCTGGCACCCAGATCCCGCCCTTCAGCTGCTTGTGGCTTCCGCCATCTCTGTTGCCCGCGTCGCCGATGCGGAGGGCGATGTCTGTGCAGCCCAGCGTCTTTGCCCTGCGCACTAGTTCTGCGAGGTCTTCTGTCCGTCCGCCCGGTGCAACAGCATCCAGGAACGCAACCCATCCTACGCGCTTCATGTAGCCTCCGCTCTTTGCTGCTTCAGACTCTGCTCTAGTTGCAGTTTTAGGCTCTTTATAGCCTCTTCTGCTCTCTTGACCTGTCGCAGGTACTTCTCTTCGTCTGGTCGCTTCTTCGCCAAACGCATGGCTCTTTGTTGATTGGCCTCTTCGGCTCTAATGGCTTCCCGCACCTCTACGGTCACGCCATTGTGCTGAACGAGGATGGGCTTGTAGAAGTACCTTCGTTCCTGTGTCGCCATTAGAGAGGCTTCTTCCCAGTGATGATGTCGTCAATGTCAATCTTCGTCTGGCGAAGGACTTTGATGACTTCTTTCATCGCTAGATGCTGCCGCGTTTCCGGCTTGTGCATGGCCGACAGGTCAACGCAGACGTCGACCAGGCAGTCCATTAGCTCGTCGAAAGTCATGCGTTGCGAGAACAGCCTGACGATCGTCGCCTTCAGGTTCCGCTGGCGAATGAACTTAGTAGGGTCGAGTAGAATGGGTCCAGACATAGTAACCTCCGTTCGGGCGCTAGGAGTCGAACCTAAATCTGGGGAATCAAAATCCCCGGTCCTGCCGTTGAACGACGCCCGAATGAAAAAGACGGGCTAGCCGCAGCCAACCCGTCTAGTCCATTAGTCTTCCATCTCTTTGAGCTTAGCGTCGATGCTAGCCAGAATCCGCTCTTCGTTCTGGCTGAACGACTTAGCCCACGGAATGAACTCTTGCGGGTTCAGGAAGGCGAACAGCACGATGCGCTCGATTGCCTTGTCATCGCTGACGGCCATCGTCTGCGCCATCTGTTTGATGACCCGCTCCGTTCTCTTGACGGTGTCAGCAGTCTTCTTCTCCTGCTGTCTCCGAATCTCTAGAGCCCTGTCTTCATCACTCATCAGAGTGCCCTTCCGCTGTGGCCGGCGTTCCAGAAGCCTTGGGAGCGAGGCTCTCACCTTCGGGCTTCTTCCACGTCTCTAGAGCCTCAGCGATGACGGCCTTATTGGCAGCGTCAGCCTTCCCTAGAGTCTTGATACCCGGCTTGTGCCGCGGCTTGTCTCTGTTGACCTGGGATTGCTCCCGCTGGATGCGCTGCTCGATCGCCGCATCCTCGGCCTCTTGGTACTGAGACTTGATCCAAGCCTGGGCCTCCCCAATTAGCTTGGTTAGAACGTCTGTCTCAGTAGGGACGATTTCGATGCGGCCCTGTCCCTGCGCCAGGACGGGAAAGAATCGGCCGAACTTGCCCCCGTTCACACGCACGCCGACCTCGTAGGAGAAACGGGGCTTGCGCAGGTGCAAGCACGAGACGCTGATTACGATCCCCTTCTCCTCGAATTCCTTGACCTTGACCCAGGTCATTGCCTGCTGCTCGCTAATGTGTGTCATTGATAGACTCTCCTTCAAAAACGCTCGGAAATCGAGCGCGATGACGTAACTGTAGATCAGATTGGGGTGTCTGATCCAGCAAACACAGTTTACAGCCTGTTTTCCGCTAGGACAATAGCTCCTAGCGCTTCGCCGTCTCATACCAGAGAGACAGCGTTCTCGGGAACAGCTCCGTCAGGATTGTCTGCATCGCATTAGCGTACTGGCGAATCTCCCATTGAGCATTCTTGTCAGTTCGCAGCGTTAGAAACGACAACCAGTTTCGCAAGTCAGTAGAGGCTCTCATCTTGGAGTATCTACCTACTGGAAGCGCCAGCCTTGCCAGTTCCTTCGACACGCCCTTGCCTAGCCATCGCTGATAGAAGGCCTCGGCGTTCACGTACTGCTGCCGCAGCTCCTCTCTGAAGATTTCGGCGTCTAGAGAGCTGAGTTTATCAGCACCCTTGATTGCGCCGGCCTGCTTGTTGGCGTTGGTCTCATTCACCATGAGAACGCGCTCAAGTTCTGGGACGTAGTTGAAGTCAGGAAGCGGAGAGTACCGGGCAGAAGCCTCGCTGTAGCTCTGCATCCTGTGCCTGTGCCATTCGCGGAAGACGAAGATGGGTGCTTGCACCTCAATCGTAGCTCCCACGAACTCGAAAGGCGTCGAGTGCGCGTTCTTCCACATGAAGGAAAGAAGCTTCTCATCTCCGGTTTCTACGAAGGTTTCGCACTCGTAGAGTCCTGGAAGGATCGCCTCTGTTCTAATCTGTGGATGCCTGTCTGGCGAAGGCGCAGCACCTGAATAGTTTGCATCCTTGTCAAACAGCGAGTGGTCATGCAGGTAGAAGTTACTGATGTCTGGATCTCTAGTGACCTCTTCATCAGTTAGAGTTTGCTTGCAGCCCCAGCACACGTGCTTCTGCTTCCCTGTGCCCCAGCCGAGGAAGCCCTTCTGGGTGCTCATTCTAGCTGACTCGACGATCATCTCGTCTGTGCCCCAGCTGGTAATGAGCTTCATGTACCCGTGGTCTAGGATTCGCATGGTTTCCATTAGCGTAGTCTTTCTAGCACTGCTTCTAGTGCTTTCTTGATAGTCATTAGAGCCTGTTTGGCGTCCACCTTCTCTGTGTAGGCCTTCTCGAAAGCGTACACGTCGATTAGGGTGGGTCCCTCTCTGCCGCCCATGAAAGCGTCACTGCCGTCCATATGAGTGAAGAACAGGCGTTTTAGAGTCTTTTCTGTTTCTTCAGATGGGATCAGACCCGTAAGCTCCTTTCTAATACTGTCTCTGATGTTCTGGTCCTGCTCCCGATGTGCTGTGACGAAGTTCACTACCTTTCCTTCAGATAGAGCCCTTGCCGCGGCCTCCACGAGAAGGCGTGTGGAGCCTTGCCTTCTAGGAAATAGACTCATTTCTTCTCCATCTGGGCCGTCTCAATGTCGTAGGCCATCACCAGGAAGTTGATGCAGTCTAGAAGCGTTTTCGCCCGCGCCTCTGGCGCCAACGTGGGGAGCTTATCCAGTTCCCTCAGTCTGATGCTTACCTCGTTTCTGTAGTGGAAGGTGCTTTCGTTTAGGAACCACGGAGTCTGTTGCTGCCCTGCCTTGTGCAGCATGCGGTCTACGCCTGCTTTGCAGGCCTTGGACCACGCCTTGTCAATGTTGGCCTCCTGGTCCAGCTTCTTTAGAAGCAACTTGTCCTGATCCAGAAGCTTCTTGGCTTGCTCGATGTCCTTTTCCGCCGCAGGAATGCGGTCCTTCAGGATCGCGATTCTGTGGGCAGTTTCAGCGCGCGGCTCTGCTCTTCCTACGGTCATGTCACTCTCCCTCATGTATTTCAAGAACCAGTCAGCTACAACTTTGGCTTCTCTTAGCTCTATGATTCCGAATCCCATTACAACCACGTGAAATGGTTCAACTCCTCTGGGCGCAATAGACAACATCTCCAGTCTGAACAGGTCTAGTAGGTTTCTCTTATACAACTCATCAAAGAAGACAGTGTTCGCCTCTCTAGTCAGAGCGGTTGACAGCTCATTGTTGAATGGACGCCTTACGTACTCTTCCGAGAGGGCGCGTATGCGCTCCTCTATGGCTTTTCTGGCGCTTACGAACTTGTTCATACAGGTGGCCTTTCTGAGCATTCCAGCCCAAGGTGTTTGCTGCTTCCGCACCATCGGCAGTGTGGTCCTACAAGTGGCACAGGGGTAAGCGGTTTGCCGTAAGTCCTCCCAGCCCACTCTAGAAAAGCCGCGTGTTCCCTAGGAGGACACACGTCTGGCTGTGCGAAGCTGTACGCACCGAATGGGTGCATATTCTTTAGAAGAAGCACGACGAGCCAGCGCAGGTCATCTCTTTCCCACACTAGCCCTCTTATGTGCTCCCGCATTGGATGCTCGCTGGTGGTGGTACCCAGCCCCCAAGGCGTTGCCTTGCTGGAGTCCACGCTGTGCTCGGTAATTTCGTACCTGTGGTTTCGGTTTGGCCGCTCTCCGCGGTCCCAGGCTTCTACGTCTGCCTTGTGTGCTGCCAGCTCCTCGGCGGTGCTGCACTCAGGGTCTGGATGGAAAAACCTTGGGTCGTCTGTTAGTGCCGTTCCGTAGCTCTGCTCGTCTGGAAGATACTCGTCCATTAGAGCTTCGATGCCTTCTGAGACTTCTAGCCTGTTGTTCTCTTCCCGCACCACGGGCATGGGCTCCAACCTTTCTCTCTGCTGTGAGGGACGTTTGTGTGCGTGACGGTCGGCAATTGTCGCCCTCTCCGCTCGCAGTAGTCAATCGTGGCTTTCTCCCTTTCCTCTGTCCACGGTGACTCTTTAGAACAGATTTTGTCTTGCTCTCCTATTACTAGCCCTGGCTTCTGATAGTCGGCGGTAGTGAATCCGTGGGGGAAGTCTTCTGGCCTGTACATGGGGCGTAGTACTCCTCGTCGTCCATGCTTCGGTACATATCGCAGTTAGCACAGTATTGTGGGTGGTCCATACCTCCGCATACAGAACAGTCTTCTATGATGACCCAATCATGCCCTAGAGGTGCTTCTTCAGAAAGTCCGTTAGCCATGCGCTCCTCGTCTTTCCAGATTTCTCCACTTCAGCTTTCACTCTATCGAACAGCGCCTGTGGAAGATGTGCGGCTATCACGTTTCCTGGGTAGTCCCTTCTATTCCGCTTTTTTCGGCAGTCTTTGCACTGCCGGTAAGTTAGCTCCGGCGGGTTATCACCACAGTCAGTACACAGGTTCTGGGCGATGCGCTTCTCCCTGTGTGCTTTGACATTGGCTCGGGCTTTCGCGTTGCAGGTTGCGCAGCGCTTCTTACCTTCTTCGGCCACGTCTTTATAGCAGTGATTGCACCCTACACGGCCAGAGCCTGATTGGTTCTCGCCTACGAAGTCTGTCATCTGTAGCTCCCCTTAGTAACTGGTGGTAGCTCCTCTTTCTCTTTTAGAAGGTAACTTAGCTTGTCCGCTCGTGCTGAGATGCCCTGTGCTCTAGCTACCAGTTCATCTCGTTCTAGCCTGAGTTGCCTCAGCTCGTCTTCGAGTCGGTTTGCCCTACGATGCATAGATACTGCGGCTGCAAGTCCACCAAAGAGGAACAGCAGCATGAAAATGGCATCAACAGATATAGCCATGCTCTATCCTCCCGACAGGCGTAATCCTGATGCATAGGTGGCTGGCAAGCTACCTCTAGGTCTACGCCGTTATGAATGAGATTGATGTACCAGGCCGGCTTTGGCTTCCCCTGGTCGTCGCACATCAGGACGCTCGTCCCATATAGGCAGAAGCTAAACCTGCACGGTCCTAAGACGTTTTTATAGAAGCCGTGCTCGCCTTGAGTGGCCCCACGAAGAGGCAAGTAATCGCAGGGTCCTCCGTACTTCGTCTCGTAGCCTGGTGGCTTTGGTGGAAGTGCTCTTATGGGTACTTCAATCATGTTCCTGGTTCTCCGATTGCTGCGCTACTGACTTTTTCGCGTAGAAGCAGGCTTCTTCCAGCTTCGTCATCATTAGAGAGTGCTCTCTAGACGGGTTGCTGATGAACTGCACGGTGTCCACCAGTTGGTTGAAGGCAGCTTCGATGTCTCCCATCTTTCTGCGGCCCTCTTCGTTCAGCTTGTATGACATGAATGCAGTTCTCATCGCATCACCTTCTTCTTCACTCTAAAGTGGAAAGTAGCAGGGTAAGTCTCGTTATAGCCAGGCTTGTCGTATTCTACCTCCCAGCCTACACGCCGGTAGGCCTCCTCTACGTGTAGCCAGCCGTTCTTGAACACCAGGTCTCTAGAAATGGTCATCTTTTTCATGATGAGGCTTACGACCTCATCCTGACAGACAGTGCCCATGTTCTGCTGGATTAGCTCGTTGAAAGCCTCGAACACCTCCTCAGGGATGTTTGCGCCGCTGAATGCCTCTTCAGGCTTGATAGGTCCCATTAGCTGTCCTTTCCTACAGGCAGGTGTGAAAGCCACTGCATCCACGTCTTGTCCTTTGCCTTTTATGTCTTCATGTACTCATCTATCCATCGCAGAGACTCCTCTTCTCTGAGCTTGTCCTCCTCTGTGGGTGGTGGCGGAGGCGGTTGTAGATGGGCCCTCCTGGCCTTCCGGTTACCCCTCTTCATGATGTGGTCGTCTGATGCCGCATGGTGCCCTTCCCAGCCGCAGATGCACCTAGTGCGGATGCTATCGCCCTCTAATTGGTGATATATCCAGTGAAGCTTGCTCATAGGTACCTCTTCAGTCTGTGGTATTTCTCTTCTGTAGAGTGCCCGTCCCATTTCCCGGGATAGTAGCAATATGTGTGTTCTAACCTCAGGAAGTTGAACATCTCTACTTCCGAGTCGTGGATGTGCCAGCTGACTTGTCCGGTGGGTAGGTCGATGAAAACGATGGTCCGCCAGTCATCGTCCCAGTCCCAGCCCTCGTGACGCCCCAGGCCGACTTGATAGCCCAGCATGACAGAGAACTTGGCTATGAGGGCTACGCACAGGTTGCGTTCCTTGTAGGCCCCTTCCTTGTCCGCCTTCAGCTTCTTCACCGCGTCTAGAAGCTCCGAAGTGGGCCTGTCGAAGTTCATCTCTAGAATGGCCAAAAGCGTATTGACCGTGTCGCTTCTGTCTACCGCCCGCTCGCACAGTTGCGCGGTGGTAGCCTCTGGCACGCCCATGTCCGCTTTCAGCCCTGTAAGCTTCGCTAGAGCGGTATCGAAGCCTAGCCTTACCAGGTCCATGTCCCTGTCAGGGCCCCGTGGGATGCCCTTGCTCGTGAAGCATAGACTCTCTTGCCACAGCTCATCGAAGTCTTCGCTCATCACAACCTCTCTAGAAAGTGCGTTAGAGACAATGTATCTGCCAGTTTCAGGTAGGAGCAGCTCTCTGGTGTTTCCGCAGGTATCTGCTGTGGTGCTCCTCTGTCTTCACAGAAGTGTACCTCTACGTATTCAAAGTCATGCCCTCCTCTCATTCTAACACTTTTAGTGCTGTGATACTTGCAGCCTCCACAGGAGGCCTTCCTCTCGTATGTAACAGTAGGCCCCATTCTCTCATCCATCGTTACCTCCCCAATCTCGGGTCGTAGACAACTTCATCTCTTGGGGGGGAGTCTTTGAAGTTGGGGGATCGTACCTGACATCAGGATTGTCTATTAGAGCTACTGTTGGTTCTACCTTTATAGCCTCTCTTCCTCTCATCTCTGCCTCGTACACCCCCAGGATGAAGCTCAGCTCCTTCATACGAGACTCTGCTTCTTCCTTTCTGTGCTCTTTTTCTCTCAACTCCTCGTTTAGACTCTTTAGTTGTGATTTGATGCTGTCGGTTACGTCGTCTATTGTGGCTATCTGTCTCTTATAGTAGTCCAACCTCTTTTCTACGGCCGTTTTCACAGTTTCCGGCTTTACTGTCTCATCTGCGCTCATTTACCAATTTCCTTTAGGTGTGTGGCCTGTATGTCGCTCAGCTCCTGTACGAGCTTTTCAAGGTAACCCGCCTCTTCTATCAACATCCGCTTCTTTTCCTTGTAGCAGCGGATTTTGTCCTCTAGCGACTGTTGCGTCTTGGTCTTGAGGTTGCCCGTCTTGTTGACGTTGTCTACCGCCTCGGCCCTTTGCTCATCTGATGACATATACCCGCCTAACCCGGTTTTTAGCCCGGAATTTGCTATTAGAGTGCCCGTAAGCGAACTGAAGCCCGATACCTAAGCCAATTTTTCTTATCTAATAAGGTTGCCTTCGCTCGATACCCCGCATACTTTTCAAGTTTTAGAGGTCCTAAAGTCGTCTTTGGCCCGGGAACTGAACTGAGGACGAAAATTCTACATCAATGAAAGTCGTCTTGGAGCCATTTATAGGGACTAAGAGCAACTAAGGGGGTGGGGGTCTCTCTCCCTCCCCCCTCTCAGCGCTCCCAGCAGTGTATGCAGGTACACGAGCCTAGGTGTATCACATAGACAAATTCGACTTCGTCTTCCCGCGAATCTCTTACGGGAAAGCCTTGAAAAGCCACTAAAAGCCTCTCTAAAAGCCTTCCCATAAAAGCCTCCCTTTTACTCACGGCTGGTAGCAGGTGACGTGTGCCTGCAACGTTGTCATGAAGGCCCCATCTGTTTGGCAGCGCCATGAAGAGACCTTCTTCGTGTCCGCCACATCCATGGGCGCATTGTCCATGAGTACGTAAGAGCCCTCATAGGAGAGCACAGTGCAGCCCCCTGTAATGAGCACATCACTCATGCTCTTGCAGCTTGCAGAAATCACGTTCTTTGCAGCTGTATTGCCAGGGCTGTGAACCGTGTACATCTTCGCTTTAGAGAAAGCCTCCCCTACAACCGAGCTTCCTGCGGGCCCTGGGGGTCCGGCCGGTCCAGGAGGACCTTCTGGCCCTGTTGCCCCTGGGGTCCCAGGAGTTGCGACGGGGGTCACACCGTCTCTCCCGTCACGCCCATCTGCCCCTGCACAACCAGCGAGTAGCAGCATTGTGATGATTAGTGTTCTCATGGGATTGCCTCCAGCAGTCGGTTGAGTGCCAGTCTGAGTACTTGTGTGCGGGATAGGCCCATGCTCTTTTCGAGCCGCTCTAATCCCGCGAGTTCGTCTTCTGTCGGCCTAAAGGCGACTACGGTTTCCCTTACGGGCGCGCTTCTGTCGACTAGCCCTTTCCTTTTCGATGCCATCTTGCATTCTCTCCTG